TTACTTTCTCGTTCCGATCTTTGCGACCGCTCCCGCAAGCCGCTCGGTGACCAGGTGCGCATAGCGCTTTGTCGAGGCTGGCGTCTTGTGCCCTAGCACTCCTCCGACCGTGTACAGGTCGATGCCGGCGTTGATCATTTCGGAAGCTGCGCTATGTCGTAGGTCGTGGAATCGCACGTCTGGGTATCCGGCACTCTTTCGAGCTTTATTCCATTCGTCCTTGAGCTTATGCGGCAGGATGGTGAATTTCACGCGGCGGGCGATGACAGCGATTTTCGGATGAATTGGCACAATGCGCGGCCGACCATTTTTTGTGGTGGCCAAGGAGAAACCATCGCGCGTCACCTTGGCGCGGAGAATTTCGCTTAGGCGCATACCAGAATAGAAGGCCACTCTGATCGCAGCGCGGGTCTCCCGGTGCTTGCAAGCTTTGGCGATCTCAAGCATCTCGCGTCGGACCTTATAGACGTGACGTTCATTGTCGACTTTGGGAATCACCATCTTCCCTGTCTCGTCGTGCTCGACCTTGCCCTTGGTGTAGGCGTACTTGATCGCGGCTCGGATATAGCCCAGCGTATTGCTGATCGTCTTGTCGCTCATCGGCTTTTTCGGCCGCCCCTCTCGATCGACGCTGGCGCGCATATAGCCCGTGAAGCTCACCGACCATCCGTAGAGCTGTAGCGCGTCCTGATTCTCATACTCGGGGGCGTATTTATCCATCACGCGGACACGCGTCTGCAAGTCTTTCCAGTTTGCCCCCTCATCTTCGATGTGCAGTCGGACGCACTCTCCGATCGTGACGATTTGCTTCCTGATGCCAGTCTCTACCGCGTAGACTTCTGCGTCCCAGTCGCGGCCGAGCCTGTCAGCTTCTGCCGCAGAAATTCCCGCAGGGAGGAGCTTGGTTTTGCGGATACGCTTGTTCTCGATGACGCGCTCGAACGTCCAGCGGTAGCGGCGGCGACCGGCTTTTGTAATGGTTTCGATTGGCATGATGCGAGGAATTTGTAGAGCGATTCGAGTTCGTAGACGTGAGTTTTGTGACCGAGTTTGTAACGCTGAATTATCTCGCCGGCTCGGTCTATCCGGCTTATCGCATACCGCGGCACCCCGAGGATCTGCGCCGCTTCGGTCGCGCTCACGCGCTTGCCTTTCACAATGTCCATTTCACACCCCAGTGTTTGCGCGTGATTTCTAGAATTCGTTGTGCTGCTGCGGTCATGCTAGGATTTGCGGGACCTTTTGGAGGCCACGATGGAAGATGCGTTTCAGATTACGGACGTAAGCGATGTCACCACGGGCGATCACATCAGCTTTGTGATCAGCGACCGCGACGGAAAGGTGCCCGCCAGGGTCTCCGGCACCGCTCTTGCGGTCCTCGCGGGAACCGATCAATTTGCAAATCGGCTTGACGTATTCAACAAGCATCGCGAAACGATTCGAGCAGCGGCATACAAATCGCGGCGAGCTAATCCGACTCTCGCGATGGTTTTCCTCGGCGCCAACGACTTCGGCGGCTAAGCCATGCGCAAGTGGAGTTTGGCCACTTGGGCCATGTTGGTTGCTGCCGCGGCGGTGCTCATTGCCGCATGGATGTTCAGGTACGAGACCACCGAGCGCATTGGTATCGTTTGGGACCGGTGGTCGCACGACTTCTGCACGGTGGGAAGCGGACAGTCCGGAAAGCTTATTCATTGCTTCGGCGACATGTGATTCGTCGTGCTGGCTCAAGCCTTATCTTCCTTCTCTGTGGATGCCGCGATAGCGGCGTCGACGCCGGCCGCGGCGCGGTCATAGCTGGCATCCGACACAAAGCTGAGTTCGCCATAGCCGCTGACCGAGTAGCCGATCAGCTGCGCGAACTGCTGGCGATCCACGTCCGTGAAGTCGAGCGCGGCGATCGTGTTCAGATCGATGCCGCCGTTGTCCAGCAGGTGCCGCACGATGTCGTTCTGCTTGAATCGGACGGCGCCGTGTCCATCAACGATGAGCGGCTGCATAGGCGCCATCGCGCGGGCTGCGCGAACCTCGGCGATCAGCGCGAGCACGGTAGCTGGCTTGACGGCCCGGAAATACGCCTCGGCGAGGCCCGGTGCTTTGCCGATACCGTAAAACTGGACGCCAAGCGCTTCGCCGTCGTAGTTCAAGAAGTCGGCTTCGAGCGTCACGGACCCTTCGCCGCCGCATGCCGGGCACTCGACGTGGCGGCCGTCGTCGTAGTGATCGGCGGACTCGGCGCTATCAATATCTTGCGGCGTTGCGGCGCTAGCTGCTGTCTCTATTGCGTCAAGGTCGAACGCCGCGCGCTCGTCGGGCCGCGCAACTTCTTGCGTGTTCTCGGCAACTTTTTGCGCAGCAGGGGCGACGGGAGCGGCGTCTTTGTGGTCGAGGAAGTGGCGGTATGCGCCTTCGATGAATCCTTGCTCGATCATCGCGGCGATGCGTCCGGCTCGTTCAGATTCATTGGGCACGGCAGCGATACGCAACGCCAGTCGGCTCAGGCTTACCTCGGCGGCCCGTAAGCCGGCCATCGTTTCGAGCGCCGCGAGACCCTTGTTCACCGCACGCCGTTGGTTCGGCGTCATCTGCTCGATGTCGGCTGGATCTACCGGCGCTTGCGCCGTATCGGATGGAGGGAGAGCGGCGCGGCGGTTCCATGCGGAGACGGCTGATTCTGCGTCGCGATGCATCAGTGCGCCCTGCATGCCCTGGCACTTCCAATTCTCGCAACGCGCACCGAAGTGCTCGCCCATGTGCTCGAGTTCGGCCGGGCCACCGCAGAACGGGCACGGCTTCAGTTGTTTCGTATCCATCGTTTCCTCGTTGTCAGGCGCCGAACAGATCGAGCTGCGCGGGCGCTTCGGTTGTCTTCATCATGGCGCGGATGCGGCGCTCTGCGGCCCAGCGCAGTAGCGTTGCGTGCCAGCCCGGGTGATGCCGCGATACGCGCGCGTGGAACAGGTGAACGCGCGCCATGTGGATGTGCAGCTCGCGATCGTTCATCGTGTCCTCAGGCAAGATCGAGCGCGTGTTGCGCGCTCTCTTCGGTGAGCGCTTTCGAGCATGCGGGGTTCAGCCAGAGCGTTTCGACGCGCTCGCGCGCGCCGTCTGCCAAAGCGCGCCGGTCGACAAAGGCCCAATCGGCGTACAGATCGTCGTAGAGCTCGCTGTGATAGCCCGACAGGACGACCATTCCCGCCAAGCCGTGTAGCAGCTCCGCCAGTTCTCGATGCTGGTCATCGGTCATTTCGAAGCGATAGTCGGAACCCTTGTCGCGCGTAGACATGACGTAGGGCGGATCGAGGTAGAAAAGCGTTTGCTCGCTGTCCTGCTCGGAAATCAGCCCGAACGCGTCGCGGTTCTCGATGACGACTCCACGCAAGCGATCGATGATGTCGGTCAGCGCAGGCGGATAGTTGCGCCAGTCGCTGCAAGGCGAGGTGCCCGAATGCCGCGAATGCCGGCGGAACCCAGTGGCGCGGTTATGCGAATTGCTGCCATGCCCCATGAATGAACGCACGACCAGGCGCCGGGCCTGCTCGATTGGGTCGTCCGTCTTCTCGTACGACAGCTTGAATTCGTCCCTCGAATACGGTGTGAGCTCAATCGCGCTTAGCAGCTCGGCGCCGCGGTCGCGCACCACGCGAAACAGGTTGACGATCTCGCTGTCGAGGTCGTTGTAGACGTCCTGATAGCTGCGCTTCTTCGAGAGCAGAACTGAGCCGGCGCCGCCGAACGGCTCGACGTAGATTCGATGCTCGGGGAAATGCGAGATGATCCAATCTGAAAGCAGGAACTTCCCGCCGTGGTATCTCAGAATCGGCCTTGTGCTCATGCGAGTCTCGTGATTGATGGAGTTCAGCGGTATCTGTCTGGCGAATAACTGCCGTTTATTCGCGCAGCGAATATCGAAGTGCGGTTACGTGTCGGCCTGCCTTACGCGCTTCCGGACGGCCTGCGCCGTCGCCTGAGAGCAGCCGAGAAACTTTCGAATCGCGGCCACCGTGCTGCGGATCTCCCCGGTGGCGATAGCAGTCGCGACGCGGGCAGCGTCATCGAGCTGGCCTGCCGCTACCGACTCGACCGGCGCAGTCCCGTTACTGACTGTCGTTACTACCGTGACTGGCTCCGCGTTACTGGCTTGCAGGGCGGGCGTTACCGCGATTTCAGGAACAGCAGCCGGGGCCAAGGCGAGCAGCCAGGCGAAGCAGGCGACAGCCTCGAGCACGGCCGCGAAGGCGAGGCCAGCGATCAGGTCAGCGCGCGGGGCGGGTAGGCCGAACGCCGTCAGTGCACCCGTGACCGGATCCGCGAGCGCTGCGTCGTGCGCTGCGTCGGCGCGGTCGCTCGCGGATTCTGCCCGCTTCGCTTCGGCCATCTCCACGTCGAGCGCGTCGAGCCGTGCGGCAAGGCCCGTGCGCTCGATCCGGATGCCGGCGCACTGGTTACTGCAGCGCCTCTCGCTCACGCGAGCCAGTCGCGCTACTACGCCGGCGCGGTCGGCGGCGATCGTCGTCAGGTCGCGACCGGTCGTACCGACTACCGGTACCGCCGCGGCCCGCAGCTCGCCTGCATGCTTCTGCGCCATCAGGAAGAAGACCGCATGGCCGTAGCAGGTGGCCGCCATGCAAGCGAGCCAGAGAGCCGCGCCAACGATCCGCAGGCGCCAACCGTGCGGCCGGCACAGGGCAGGGAGCAGGTGAGCGGCAACAACCAGCACGACGCCGACAGCGATCCACAGTGCGCGCTCTACCATCCATCCACCGCGCTGCCAGCCAGCGAGGATGGACAGACAGACGGCAGTAGCGGTCGCCGCGAATGCCAGTAGTGCCGGCCGCGTTTTCATTGGCATTGCTGCCTCCTGAAACTCGCCGCAGCGCATGCTACGATCGCGGAAAAATTTCGGGGACTTGCATGCCAAAATGGCTTTTGACGTATTCCGGTGCAGTGCTGGCGGTCGGTGCGATCGTCGTTACTCAGAACCTCTGGGATCTCAGCAAATCCGATTGGGCGTCGTGGGTCCAGGCTGTAGGCGCGATCGCTGCAATCGTCGGTGCAATTTGGATTTCGAACAGCCAATATCGGCGTGAGGAGACTCGCCGCGCATCGGAAGAAGCATTGGCGAATTACCGCCTTATGGCAGAACTTAATTGGCTGAGCGATGAAATCGTCGGTTTCCTGAATCAGTTTGCGGACTTCGAGCCGGGGCAAAACGACACGTTCGTGATTGCTGATGACGAAGTCGCCGACATACTCACGCGTTTGACTTGGTGCAGACAGCACGTCGAACACAAGGGCCAATTGGCAATGCTTGGGACACTTCGTCATTCTTTTGTCGAGACCCTTCGGCTTGTCCGCGTGAAGGCGAAATACAACTCCACGGTTTTCGGGATTCAGGACTTGCGGATTTTGCGGGAATGGCGCAAGGAAGCGCTGGGCGTCCTGAATCACGCGGTTGGCGTCGAACCGAAGTCCCACTATCGCTCTACGCATGAGAAGCCCCAAACATCTGAAACCGCTTGAACTCGACGCCGAGATCGACGGCGAATAGTCCAGCGAGCCTCGAGATCATCAATTTCTCTTCGAATGGACCGGCCCACCCTAGCGCCGGTTGAAACCGTGGCATGAAGGGCCGCGGGACCGGTTAATCGCCGACGCGCGGATAGTGCGCATCGCACTCGTGTTCGCCAAAGGCTTCGTCGTGAGCTTCGGTATCGCGGTTCATGCCACCAAGAATCAATCCGAAGCACAGACCTACCGTGAAAGCACAGAGGACTACTAACGTCGGCATCAAGAGTGTTTCCATCGGTGAGCCTTTACGGGATCAGGTGTTACGCATGGAGACGCGGACTTGCTCGGTCTGCTCGTCGTCCCACTTCTGAGCGATTCCCAGGATGACGACGATCGCGACGAAAGCAGCGCACATACGCAGGCCAAATTTCACGTCGCGCATTACCACGCTCCCAGATAGCGGCAGATGCCTTCGACGATGAACGGCGAAGCGGCGAGGAATGCGAAGCAGACAAGCGGGCGCTTCGTGGTGCGACGAGCGTACTGCTCGAGCTCGGCATCGGTCATGCCACCGTCGACGAAGTAATCGATCTCGTTGCGAGCGCGCGTTTTCTCGGTGAGCCGAGGCGCGGGTACGTGCAAAGTGCTCATCTCAAGGTCTCCAGTCACCGCGGCAGCACTTCTTTACCGCGAGCGAAGGCAACATAGATACGCGCCTTCGGACAATGGGCCAGATCAGAGAGGGAGAGAACAACGACTGTGCGACCGAGCTGCGCGACGAAACGGCAATGGCCGTCGAGGCTTTTGGTTGCAGCACGGTGCATGGCTTTTCTGACGTTCATCTCTCACTCCGGTGATCTGGTGGTGTGTGAGATGCGCTCTAAGTACAAAGCACTGGCATGCAATGCTTTGAGCTTAGGGCGCTCCGCACGTCGGCGCTGTCATCCAGCGCTTGAGATGAAGTATAGAAAAACTAGACAATCAAAGTCAAGAACAACGAGACTTCGTGCGCGAGAAAATTTGTAACATGGAAATCGAGAGAAGGAGATGTTGGGGAGACGGCCCCGCCGAACGACGGGGCGCAGATTGCGCTTCAGGCGCCGAACAGATCGCCCTGCATATTGTCACCATCTACGGTGGGTTCGGCATCTGGAACTTCTGCGCTGACTTCATCCGGTGCGCAGAGATTCAGCGTTAAGCCGTTACCGGTTCTGAGGAGTGTCACGAATTCCTTCTGCGACACAACAAACCAGCCGCGGCGACTCCATCGTTCGGACGAGTCGTCGTCAATGTGTTTAAACAGGTCGAAACCCACTCGACCAGCTGTGATGACCGTTTTTTTCTTACCCGTTCTGCTGTCGGGTTTCGCTTCGCCGACTTGGATGGACCAATTTCCGCATCGGCTTTCGAACGTGTCGGTGACGCGGAAAGAATAAGCGGGTGGGTCACCTTGCTTTACGACGGCCATCTTTACCGAGCGGGCCATGACCGCTTTGTTGTCTTTGGATTTTCCTAGGACGCCGCCAGCAGCTTTGATTTTCGATTGCATGTCAGCGAGCGAGTCGAATCCACGACGTCGTGCCTCACCATCTCTGAGGACTTGGGTCTTGTTTGGCTCGATGATTTCTGAATAGGTGATGTCGAGAGCCGGTTTGGAGCTCTGATGCACCCAAAAGAACCAGCCTCGCGCGAAGCCCGAGACTTGACCGCGGTTGGCTGAAAAATCAATTTCCCCGATGGATGCACTCATCGTCAAGCCTTTTCAAATTGTTGTAGTTCGTCGTAAAAGGATCGCCATCAGGTTAAATGCGATGCCCAGTGCTGCTCCGTGACTATGACGAGCCCCGCGCCATCAGCAGCATACGAAGCGGCCTTCTGAATTTTTGCGCCGAAGGTTGAATGCAGCCAATCTCTTGAGCCGATCTCGCCGATGACCAAATAATGCAGTTTCTTCGTGATCGAGTCTGCGGGAACGCCGCCACGGAGTGAAACTTGGCCGTGACACCAATCACGCGTGCCGCTGTTGAACTTTCCTGTAAAGCAGAAAGTGCGTCCCGAAAACTCGATGACCGGCGCGGGCATGGTGACCGGTAGGCTTGTGGAGTTCGAGGTTTCGCCGCGCAGCTGCGCCGTATTGCCGCCAACGGTCGACATGAGGAGGCCGAGCAGGTCTTTTTGCTCATTGGAATCGAGTAAGCCGTCTGCGAGCGCGCGCTGTATGCGCGGATAGATAACATTGGCAGGCCAAAGTTCGGCTGCATCCCGATTGCAGTTCATCCAATCTAGGAGAAATTCAGCTTCCATCTGGTCGACATTACCGTCGGCCAAAACGCCCTTGATGATTCCCATGAGCTCATCAATCTTGCGCACCGAAACCGCTGAACTACGGAACCCGCGAAACGGTTGACCGTCTTCATCTTTTTCTACTGGCATGGTCTGGTCTCTCAGTACATTCGGCGCGATTGGCCGTTTTATGCGGGCTCATCCCGTTGCGCCTTCACCGCTAGTCTGGTCGCCACATGGAACGCTTCGCAATCCCGGCAACGTAGTGCATTTTGTCGATTTCGTCTTCGTTCAGCGTAATCTTTCCGTGCGCTTCATTGATCGAGAGCAGGGTATAGCGGCCGGCTGATTTGTAAGCCAGCTCTTTAACCATCACCCGGCCGTCTTTCGATTTGACCATCACCTCTTCGCCTGGCTGGATAGGGTGGTTCGGCTCGACGATGACAAATTCGCCATGTTTGATGCGCGGTCTCATGGAGTCGCCGGAGCATTCAATCGCATATGCATCAGGATCGGACGTCGGCCAATCGATGTAGCCGTCGCCGTGACCGACAGGGTATTCAATGTCGGCCCAGAACCCGTTGTCGCCAAGTTGCGCCATTCCTATCACCGCTAGTCGTTTCCGTTTCCCGAGGCCTTTGGGGCGGAACTCGTCGTTGTACTGGATAGCGGCCTTCTTTTGGCCCACGCGGGCCAGCACCCAGGCGCTGTTGTAGCCGAAAGCAGTCTGGACAGCGACCGCGTCCTCAACGCTGATCGCAGCTCCTTTGAGCCACGCCTCTACCCTCTCAAGCGGGATCGCGGCCTTTGCCGCAAAGGCGCTGGCGTCCATGCCAGTTTCCGTGAGCATCTCTTGCACTCGCTCGGCGACGTCTTTGCTGTCCAGTGCGCTCATGCTGCCGATGCTTGGCTGAGTATCCGGCATCGGGCACCTCGTGACGACGGAAATCTCTTGGATCTGAGCATAGCTCGGCTCGTGCCTGCCGTTTTCCCAAGCAGACACGTTTCCCTTGGTCACACCGAGCTTTTCGCCGAGCTGCTCTTGTGTTAGGTCGGCTTTCTTCCGGGCGGACCTGATCCAGTTTCTCATTTCCATGCGCGGAGGGTATAGGAAATCTAAACGATTCGGGTCTCGTTTTTCTTTACTTTCGGGTCTAGCAAATCTATACTTGATCGGAAGCTCACTCATTGCCGACCTCCACATGAACAAACATCCCATCGCGATCGCCGCGGCAGCTGTCGGTGGCTACAAGGCGCTGGCCGACATCCTCGGCGTTACGAAGGGCGCGGTTCATCAATGGATGTCCCCCGATCGTCAGGTGCCCATCGAACACTGTACGCCGATCGAGCAGGCGACTTCTGGCGCCGTAACGCGACAGATGCTGCGCCCGGACGACTGGGAGTCCATCTGGCCCGAGCTGGCTGGAAAGGGCGGAATCTCCGCAACTGATCGTGCCGCGGCGAGTGATGACGTTCAGCCACCCGCGGGGAACGTCAAGCGCGGGGACAAGATGGCGCGAATGGTGATTTAGCAGGTGCATTTGTTTGAAGGGGTTTTAGGACCCCTTCATTTGGCGCGTGGCCAAAGTAGTAATCCAAGTTGTAACCCGATGAATTTTTTCAACCGAGGTACCTAGATGCAGACGCAACAAACGCCGCACAAGGCCGCTGCACATTGCCTTAAGCCGGAGCGCGACGCGCCGGCGCCGCGCTTTTTGCCCGAAGAGCAGATCGCTAGCTGCGCGTCTTTTCGCGATGCCGTCTGGCTTGGCTGGGAAAACCGGCAGGTCCGAGGCATGACGAAAAGAACGCTAGCGGAGTTGTGCGGGCTGTACGCGCCGCACGTGACGAACTTCGTGAACCCACAGGCGTTCGACTCAAAGGGGAAGAAACGGGCGGATTTGCCGGCCGAGAAGGTCGACGAGTTCGAGCGTGTAGTCGGCAACCGTGCTGTCAGTCAGTGGCTTGCTGACCGTGCCGAGTTGACCATTTTGGAAAGGATGATCGCCAATAAGAGGTGACATGACTGATGAGGAAGCGCTCTCGAAAGTCCGAGGGGCATTTCGAAGCGTAAAGAAAGAGGTCGGCGACAACAAACATGCGATTCGGGAGGTGCTGAAAACACGACGAGACGAGGACCGGGACCTGTTCGAAGCTTTCAAGCAAGTAGGGCAGTTGATGCAGCGAACGCAGCAAGGACACTGAAGTACAGCGCCGGTCGGACCGGCCGGCGCCTCAAATGGGATGAATCGACACATAAGCCTCTTGCGCGGCAGGCGTCTTATGTCTGGATTTAGTACTACTGACCGCGATGTGGTCAGACCCATTGGAGGATCACATGCAACGAGTTTCCGTATTTGGCGCATCTGCAGCTGCGATCGCTGCCGCCATGTTGAATGGCGTTGGCAACACGGTCGCCGGCGCGGCACGCGGCGTTCATCGCGTTGCCGCAGGCACGAAGCGCGCGCGTCAGATGGTTTCGAAGAAGACGCTGCACAGCCGCAGCAAGTACATGCCGCACATCGGCGCGAAGGAGCAGGCGCGCGCCAAGCGCTCGTACATGGTCGACACGCACCCGAGCGGCGCGAAGCGTTCGGCTCCGACGATGCAGCAGCTCAGCAAGCGCGCGCACGCCGCGCTCCTGGATCAGAAGCAGGCCGCCTAACCTCCGGAGATCCGCCATGCAGACGGAAATCTATAGCGGCCACTCTGGCCGTCGCGTCGCCGAAACGCAGAGCGACGCGTATCACGCCATGCCGGCGAAGCTCCTCGCCGCCAAGCAGCAGATGGTGATCGACGCGTTCCGCGACGGTCGTCCGCCGCTGACGCGCGAAGACATCGCCGCTATCACTAATCTCAAGCTGAGCAGCGTCTGCGGCCGCGTGCGCGAGCTGCTCGACGCCGGCCGTCTCGTGGTTGTCGGTACCCGCAAGGATCTGGCGACCCACACGAAGCAGCAGCTTTTGGACATCGCTCCGAAGGCGGCCGCGTGAGCCATCACCTGGTCAACAAGGCCATGGAGGTCAAGATTCCGGGCGTCCGCAAATGGGTGCTGTGCGTTCTTGCCCATCAGGCTGTCATGTCGTCCGGCGAGGCGAAGATCACGATGGCAGAACTAGCCGAGATCTGCTGTCTTTCAACTTCGTGCGTGCGCGACCACGTCAAGAATCTTCATCACGCCGGCCAGATTGATGCCGTGTTGCTGCGCAACAGTTGCGTCTATCGCATTCGCGTGACGGTGGCCTGAAATGGCGCTCGCCGAAGTCATCCACATGCCTGAGTACCGGTCTCCGCAGTTGGAGGAAGGATACACGCGCATTGCCAACGAACTGCTCGAGGCCATCACGCTCGCGCCGTTCAGCCAAAACCAGTACAAGGTCATCCTGACCGTTTGGCGGATGACGTACGGCTTCAACAAGCAGTCTGACCAGCTCGCGCTTAGCCAGATCATGGCGCGCACGGGCATGCAGAAGCCGCAGGCGTCGCTTGCCGTCTCGCAGTTGATCGAGATGCGCGTGCTGCTCGCAGATGAGGGTCGCCACGCTCGCGTGCTCTCGCTGAACAAGGTCTATTCGAAGTGGGCGCAGGACGTTCGCGTCGTTCTGCCGTCATGGGGTTCTGAAAATCAGAACCATAAGGTTATGGAATCAGTAACGGTGGGTTCTGAAAGTCAGAACTCTACGGTTCTGGATTCCGGAACCACAAAAGACAAACCCAAAAGAAAAGACCAAAAGACAACTCCAAAAGAAAACCTTTCGCGCTCGCTTCGCGAACGCTTTGAGATTTTCTGGGAAGCGTACCCGCGCAAGAGATCGAAGAAAGCAGCAGAAAAGGCTTTCGCCAAGGTCAACCCGGACGAGCAGCTCTTCAACGACCTGATGGCAGGTCTGGAGCGGGCCAAGACTTCGGAGCAGTGGCGAAACCCGCAATTTCAGCCGCATGCAGCAACGTGGCTGAGCGACGGCGGATGGATGGACGAAATCCAGACCACGTACACCGATGACGAAATTGCCGTGATCCGAGCCTTTAACGGGGCACTCGGGGAGCGTATCGGCACTGTGGACGAGGCGGTCTTCGTTGAGGCGCGCGCCGGCGCCATCCGCGCATTCATGGGGAAGCTGGCAGCAGACCCTGAGGCATGGAAGCGCTATTTCCCGGCTGTGCGCGACAAGGTCGACCTGCCACCGCATGCGGGTTTCGATTACCTGATCAGCCCGAAGGGGTTCGGCGACGTCAAAGGACGCATGTCGGTCAAGCGCAATCCGGACGGGACCCGTGCGACGGGCGATTGGGACAAATCAGCGAGCGGCATCAAGACCAAGGCGCAGGAGATGGGCATCCCGTTCACCGAGGAAGATCCGATGCCGGCCGTCGCGGCGCGCGTCTGGGCTGCGCTCGCGAAGATGGAGAGCCAGGCATGACGAGCCGCAGCAACACGCTCCGCTACCCGCAAGGAACGACGAAGGTCGGCAGGGCGCATGTGCGCGAGTCTGTGCGCGCACCGATGACGACGGCGCAGCGCCGCATCTACGAGAAGACCGGCGTCCCGCCGCAGACGGCCGCGATCGACGTCGACGACCCGTTCGACCCGTCGCTGATCACGGCTGCGCCAGCAAAGAAGCAGTCGAAATACCGCAATCAGAAATGCGAATCGGGCGGCATCAAGTTCGACAGCAAGCGGGAGATGGCGCGCTGGCATGAGCTGGTGCAGATGCAGGTACGCGGCGAGATCAGCGAGCTTGAGCTTCAGGTGCCGTTCATCCTGGCGCCGGCGGCGGTGATTGGTGGGCGCAAGCGCCCCGCGCTCCGCTATGTCGCCGACTTCGTCTATGAGAAGAACGGCAAAACGGTGACCGAAGACGTGAAGGGGCGCGTCACGGAGGGGTATCGCATTAAGCGCCACCTCATGAAAGCCGTGCTCGGCGTCGACATCGTGGAGATCTGAATGAGCACCGAATGCGTTAAGGCATCGCTTTCCCGTCATCAGGTCGATGCTGACACCGGCTGCTGGAATTGGATGGGCTCCAAATGCAAGGACGGTTACGGGAAGGTGAACTTGAAGATCGGCGGGAAGCGGTTCTCTCTCGCGCATCGCGCTAGCTATTTCCTGCACAAGGGCGTGATCCCGGCGGGCCTTGAGATTGATCACGAATGCAAAAACCGCGGCTGCGTGAATCCCGAGCACCTGCGGGCCGTGACGCATGCGATCAATGTCGACGCTGCTGACTACACCGTGAATCACCGCAACGCACGGAAAACGCATTGCCATAAGGGGCACGAATTGAGCCCGGATAACGTAATTCAAGAGAAGTCTCGGACCGGCATTGCTCGCAAGTGCAGACAGTGCAAGCGCGATCGCGAGGCATCCAAACGTCATTTGATGGCCGCGCGCGGCATCACGATCAAGGAGGTGAAGTAAATGGGCGGTCGTAAATGGAGCGAGCAAGAGGACGCCGTCTTGCGCGAGGTGAGCGAATCGGATGTGACATTGCTTTCGCAGATGCATCGTCTGCCAGGGCGCGAGTGGAATTCCGCAAAGTGCCGTGCTTCGAAGTTGGGCCTGGCACTCTCGAACCACGTCGAATGGACCGAGGAAGAGCGCGCTGTCCTGCGTGAAATCTGGACGAGCGATATGTCGATCAAGGTCGGAATGAAGCGTCTTCCTCGGCGCGGATACGACGCCGCTCGGTCAGAGGCTCAGCGACTGGGTATATCTGGGAAGCGCGGTAGAACGGGTCGCATTGGATATGCATTCGTCAAGCCGGCAATCATCGCGGCCCTTGAAAAAGAATCGCCCCTTCGCGCGGACCAGCTCGCGCAGATTACCGGTGCCACCGTTCGCCAAATTCATAAGACGCTCGCTGCGGGCCGATCCACCACTTTCCGTGTCGATGACTGGTCTCGGAAGTCGACGTTCGGTGATCCGACTGCATGCTGGGCACTCGGCGCCGCGCCCGATGCGCCGAGGCCAGCCCGGAAGCCGACTCACGTCTCGCAGAAGGAGTCTGCCGCTCGCATGCGAGTCCGCGCCGGCCGCTTCAACCCGTTTGCGACTCTGGTATCGCAGGTGGCCGCATGAAGCTCTATCTCGCTGGCCCGATGACCAGTTACCCGGAGCTCAACTTCCCGCTGTTCCATGCCGAGACGGCGCGACTGCGCGCACTGGGCTTCCAGATCGTCAACCCGGCAGAGATCGTCACCGATCCGACGGCTCAGTGGCTTGACTGCATGCGTGCTGACATCAAGCAGCTCGTCGATTGCGATGGCGTTGCGCTGCTGCCGCGCTGGAACGAGTCGCGCGGCGCGTCGATCGAGCAACGTCTCGCACGCGACCTCGGTCTGCGCGTCTACACGGCGGCGCACCTGATCGGCCTCGCTGGCGACATTGCGGTTGTCTCGCAAGCTGCGGTCGTCGAGATGGTTCCGGAGGCAGCGTGACCGACCGCATAGTTTGCCGTTGCCGCCATTGCGGAAATGAGACAGAGGTCTTCGGCTCAAGCTTCTGCGCTGCGCACGCGGATCATTGGCTGACCGAGATGTATCGGCGGTTCGATGACCTGTGCGAAGAGGGCTATACGCGCTATCAGGCCCGCATCATGGCTGGCCTCGCAGACCCGGCGGAATGATGTGGAACTCGACATTCAAGAAGCCGGGCAAGCGACTCGAGCGCAAGCCGTTCAAGGCGCAGCTCGACCGAAACACGCAAACGTTGGTGCGCAAGTCGGCCATGAAGTCGAACAAGAAGCGCGTCACGGTCGCCGACGGCGCGAAGTATCTCGCGGCGTGCCGCGGCGAGCCTTGCTACCTGAACGTCAAGTGCCCGTGGTCGGATTGGGCCGACCCGACGGTCGTGGATTGCCACTCAAACCAGTCGAAGCACGGGAAGGGCGGCAGTCTCAAGGCGAAACACTGGTTCACGGTGCCGGGGTGCGCCAAGTGTCACGAATGGCTGGACCGCAGCGGCGCGCCATACGAAGAGAAGTGCGCTGCTTTTGACGATGCGCTGGCTCGGTGGGAGCCGCAGCGCGCACGCAAGATGGGAATCGCGATGCAGGAGGCAGCGTAATGCAGGTGTTTGTGAATTTGCCGCTGAAGTCGCTGCGCCGTGTGCGCGGCAATGCGCAATCGACGTATCACAGCGGCTGGTTCAACGTTGTGCGGCTCTATGGGCCGGAATGCAAGTCGCACGATCGCACCACGCTGGGCCGCGGCTATGTCTGGGTCGACATCGAGATTGCCGACGACCTGAAGCCGCATTTGTCGACGGCCGGCTACAACGAAGATGGAACGCTGCGCGTGCAGGTGTGGGTGAACACGCATCAAAAGACGCTGGCGCCGTTTCTCGCCAGCGGTGACAAACAATGGGATGTGAGGGGGAGCGAATGAAAATCATCCAGCGTGGTAGGCCTCCCAGCGAGCGCGAGTGGAAATTCACATGCACGAACTGTCGGACGATCTTTGAGTGCATGCAGAGCGAGGGCCGCCTCACGAGCGACCAGCTTGACGGGGACACACTGTCGATTGCATGCCCTGTCTGCGACCGGACCTGCTATGGGAGCCCGAAATGAGCGCACACGCATACATCCAATACGCCGACGTGCCTCAGCAACTTATCGATTCTAGCGGTCAGATCATTGACCGCGACACCGGTGCCAAGCTGATCGCCTTCGACGGATGCCCCCAGGTAGGCGAGCTAGAGGTGCTGGCCGACGGTCGAATTCAGATTGAATATTCGTGGGCGCGCAACGTCGATCTTCGTCACAGCCTTGCTGACTGGCTGACGTATCACGGCATTCACTTCACGGTGGTCATGTGAGCCAAGACAGCGAATATCAGATGACCGTTGACGGCCGCGATCTGTTCGACGTGATCCGCGGCGCCGTGAAATCGGCAATCGAGGATTTCGGCACCGACGACCGCTCGACCGATTGCTGGCTCTGGCAAGAGGCCACGCAGCGCACGATCGAGGCAATGAACATTTTCAACGCCTGGCGCGGCGCGTCGCCGGAAATGGCTGAGGCCAACCGCAGCGCTGTACGGATATTCGACGCGCGTGGACGAAGCATTGAGGTGCTGGTCTCTGCGCCGGTCGCGCGCCAGATCGAAGAGTTGCGAGCCGAGCGCGATCACCTATTCGGCCGCATCCGCTCACTGGGGGAAAAGTCAGCATGACAACGCAACGACCGAAGGGCGGCGAACTCGCCAAGCTGGCCGGCATGTGGTCGAACGAGCAGCCGTTCCGCGACTGGGTCGAATCGATTCAGGCAAACCCATGCCACGGCGCCGAGGGCGCGGCCGCATTCATCCGCGCCGTTTGCGGCGTCGACAGTCGCGCGCAGCTCGACCACGACGCTGCGGCGCGCGCGAAGTTCGACCACCACATCCGCAAGCCCTATGCGAGATACCGCGCATCGGTGGGTTGCGTATGAGATTGGCCGAGCAGCGCGATCCGATGATCATCGTGCAGGAGCGGCAAGAAAGGACGTGTGCGGGCTGTCGGAATTTGGACCGGGATTACACGCCGGGCTTCCGCAAGTTCACTTGCAGGAAGGGCCAGCAGAAGGCGCAGCAAGACGTATTCAACATGATTCGATGCACAAAATACCGCACGGGGGATAGATGAGCGATTTTCAAAACATGGAGCATAGGCTCGACAACTGGGGATCCACCGTGCGATCGCCCAAGTTTCATAGCGGCGTGTGTGCACAATGGGCGCGGCTGTGCGTCGCGCTGCGCGACGGCGCCGGTGCACCGTCGGCTGTCACGCCGATCGAGAAGGACGGGTGGCTGATCGAGGCGGCTTGGTCGTCGATGCCCGACCACGTTTCGAAGTGGGTGTTGAAGTACACGTACGTTTTGCGCATGTCGCCTGAGCAGGTGCAGACGAGAATGCGCAAGACGCACCGTGCAGTACTGCGCGGCCGGCGCTTCGATCTCGTGCTCGCCGAGGCGCACGCGGCCATATCGAAGCGCATCGCCGCGCTGTCGGCGAAAGAAATCATCAAAATTGTTCGCGCAGATGGTTGTAAACCCGAGAAATCTGTTTTATAGTCGGGTCTCGATGACCGAATCCGCCTTGCGCGTGAGCTTTTGCTTCCCTGATGGGAGGCATAGGCGTCGGTAGAAAAAGCCTGCTGAGCGAACGCCAGCGGGCTTTTTTCATTTCAGCGCGCGATTTGAAGACGGGGTGAGCCATGAAGCGATAAGCGAGACGAACGCCACTTAAACGCTCAATCGCGAGCACGGCACGCACCCCACCGCACGATTCATTAATACGGCTCTGTGTGAGCTACAGCGACGCCTATCGGTGTTTGGGACTGGATTGAATTCCAGCGCACACGGCGCGTATATGTCGGGACCGCTCAACGCCAACGGCGTCTGGCGCTACATGCGATCCAGAGGGAAATAAGCCGCGAGCGGGTCTCAAAGTGCTTTCAGATTGGCGCCGCAACGCGTAGATCGGCTGCGCAGTGCACAGCCTGGCGACGTCAATCTGAGGGCGCATGCTCTCTATCTGTCTCCTCCGACGACCTCCGTCGACGGATCTGCCCGGCCACTGAGCCGGGCCTTTTTATTCGTTAGGCCATGGACTTCGCGATCAGCGTCTCGGCTGACCTGAAGGCGCTCACGAAATCGCTGTCGCAGCTCGAAAAGCAGCAGTTGCCATTCGCGATTGCGCAGACGCTGACAGCGGTCGCCAAGATCGCGCAAGCCGATGAGAAAGCCGCAATGCCGGAAGTGTTCGACCGGCCGACGCCTTTCACCGTTAGCTCGGTGGCCGTGAAGGGCGCTCGCAAGACTGATCTCGAAGCCCGCGTGTTCATTAAGGACATCGCAGCGGCATACCTCGAACCGTATGAGTTCGGCGGCAACCACAAACTGATTGGGCGCGGCAAGACGTGGCTGAACCCGAAAGATCGTAATCTCCTCAACCAGTACGGCAACTTCAGCAAGTCAGCGATGCAGCGCCTTGAGGCGCGCCCTGACGTATTCGTCGGCACGATCAAGACGAGGAGCGGTGAGCAGATCGGCGGTGTGTGGCAGCGGCCACAGAACGCGAAGGTCATCAAGCGGGCCGGCAAGCGCGGCGTCGCGGTACGCGGTGCAAACACGACAGGGCATCTCAAGTTGCTGATCCGATTCGGCGATGCGATGCCGGTCAGACGTCATCTGGAGTTCGGTGATCGCGCGCTCGAATCGGTCGACGCGAACTTCGCGCGCGAGTTCGACAAGGCCATGGCGAAGGCGCTGGCGACTGCGAAACTGAGGTGACCATCCTGAGGCGCACCGGTTTGGTGCCGGCCGGGAGGCGGAGGGGAGGCCGTCCCACATCGTGGGCGGGTCCCTCCCGCCCTTCCGGACACGCGGGCACTGCGCGCGCGCGATATTTCTCTAGCTGTGAAATTTTTGAATTTGGGTAACAGGTAACAGATCCGCGCCATGAACCAGAGTGAGTTTGCCGCGCTTCACGGCGTTAGCCGGAAGACCGTCACGAAATGGAAGGACCGCGGCTGGCTTGTGTTTGCGGGCGATGAGGTCGACGTCGAGGCCTCGAATGCGCTGCTGAAAAGATACCGTCGCGACGGCGTGCCGGCTGTTACCCCGACGCCGGAAGGTAACGCGGCAGGTAACAAGCCTGCGCGGCCGAAGCGCAAGGTAACAGAGGTAACGATCAAGGAGGGAGAGAGCGGCGCCCAGGCGGCCGTTCGTCTTCTGGTGGCCAGCGGTGCCGACATGGACATCGAAGAGGCCAAGCGGGTCAAGGAGAACTACCTCGCTCTGCGAGAGCAGCTTGAGTACGACCGCGATGCCGGACTGGTCGTAGAGGTGGCAGACGTTGCGAAGGCGGTGGGCGAAGAGTACGCCAAGGTTCGGACGAAGCTCCTCGCCATACCGTCCGAGCACGCCCCACGCATTCAACGATTGAAGACGGTTCAAGAGGTGCAGGATGTCTTGCACAGCATCATTGTCGAAGCGCTCGAGGAGTTGACCCGCGATGGAGATGGGAACACCGCTTAGCGAGCGGCGTTACGCCATCGGGTATGACGTGATGCGGCGCGAGCTCCTGGCAGCACGCCGTAGAAACATCCAGCCGCCGCCGCGGCTGACGCTCAGCCAGTGGGCTGAGAAGTATGCAGTCCTGTCGCGCGAGACGAGTGCTCAGACAGGCAAGTTTCACGCATTTCCGTACCAGAACGGCATCATGGATGCCATTACGGACCCGTCCGTAGAGACGGTCACGGTCAAGAAGTCGGCGCGCGTCGGATACACGAAAATCCTCGACCACGTTGCCGGTTTCTTTATCCATCAGGATCCTTCGCCGATCTTGGTCGTGCAGCCTCGCGTCGAGGATGCCGAAGATTACAGCGTGACGGAAATCGCGCCGATGCTGCGCGATACGCCGGTGCTTGCCGAGATTGCCGGGGATCTCAAAAAGAAGGACTCCCAGCAAAAGATCGCCAAGCGGATATTCCCGAACGGATCATCGATCTCCTTCGTTGGCGCGAACAGCCCTGGTGGCTTTCGCCGGATTACTGCCCGCGTCGTGATGTTCGACGAGGTCAACGGGTACCCGGTAATGGGCGCCGGCAAGGAAGGAGATCAGATCAAGCTTGGCATCAAGCGGTCGGAGTCTTTCTGGAATCGAAAAATCGTTCTCGGGAGCACGCCTACGGTCAAGGGCGAAAGCCGGATCGATAAAAGCTTCGAGAAAAGCGACCAACGGCATTACTACGTGCCGTGCCCGCACTGCGGTGAATTCCAGATCCTCGAATGGGGCGGTCCAGAGACCCCTTACGGGATGAAGTGGGACAAGGACGAGCAAGGCGTTGGTTTGCCGGAAACGGCCTACTACGTCTGTCGTCACAACGGCTGCATCATTTACGACGTCGACAAGCCAGCGATGGTCGGCGCGGGCGAATGGCGCGCACACAAGCCGTTCGCAGGGCATGCCGGCTTCCACATCTGGGCCGGATACAGCCTGTTCTCGAATGCGGCCTGGCCGAATCTGGTCGAAGAATGGTTGGATGTGAAGGACGACCCGCTTATGCGGCAGACCTTCGTCAACCTGGTGCTCGGAGAGGATTACGAAGACCGCGGCGATCGCGCTCTCAGCGAAAACCGCCTCGCGGCGCGCACTGAAGTTTGGGCGGCAGAGGTGCCCGATGGCGTCGGCGTGGTCACGGTGGGCGGTGACGTCCAAGACGACCGCGTCGAACTCGAAACGATCGGCTGGGGCCGCAATGAGGAAAGCTGGTCGATCGACCATGCGGTCATTGAAGGCGATCCAGAAAGCGTCGAGTTGTGGGCGCGCGTCGATGCATATCTGAAGCGCATCTGGCGCCGGGCTGACGGCCGCGGCTTCGAGGTGACCGCGGCTTGTATCGACTCTGGCGGCCACCACACGCAGAAGGTCTATGAGTTCGCTAAAGCGCGGCTAGGTCGTCGAATCTGGGCGATCAAGGGTGAATCGGCGCGCGGCGGTGCGCGCTCGCCGGTTTGGCCGACAAGGCGCCCATCGTCTCGAAACAAGTCGACTTTCCGCCCGGTGATCGTTGGCGTCAACGCGGCGAAAGACGTGATTCGCGATCGGTTGCGGCGCGATCCCGACGAGACCGACGGCGTCCTGTCGTACCCGGCCGGGTACATGCACTTCCCGAGTGATCGGGACATCAACTACTTCGCGCAGCTCATCTCGGAGCGATCCGTCACGAAGGTCGCGAACGGACAGAAGTTTCGAGTGTGGGAGTTGCCGCCAGGGCGCGCGAACGAAGCGCTCGACATTCGTGTGTATGGCTACGCCGCGCTTTGTGGGCTGATGCATATGGGCCTGAAGCTGAACAAGCGCGTAGAAGCGGTCGCGGCTGATCCGACTCAACTGGTTGAGCCGGCGCCGGCGGCGCCCGAGGTGCAGGAGATCAGTGTCGTCAGGCCAGCGCGGCCGGATGGCCCGGTCATCAAGCAGGAAGCGCCTGTCAAGAAAACGCGTCTGCGGCGGCTCGCCGGCTGACGAACTGGAGAACCACGTTGCCCTGCTTTGACCCGAACAGCAGTCTGCTGGCCGGCATGGATCAGACCGCGCTGCGCGCGTCGCTCGCGAGCGCGCAGCAGGTCTATCTAGCGCTTTCGACTGGCGGCCAGGCCGAATCGCTTTCGTACACGCAGGGCGACGGTACGCGGTCCGTGACATACACCCGCGCGAACCTCGCACAGCTTGCCGCGGCAATACAACTTATGCAGGCGCAGCTCGGCATCGTTGTGGCGCCGCGCAGAGCACTTCGACTGACATTCACACGCCGATGACCGAAACGAACGTACAGATCCTTGGCGCTGACGGCCAGCCGTTGCCAGCGCGCGGGAGACGTGCGCTCGCGCTGAACAGCTTTGGCGGTTCCGGCAGCCAGGTTGCTTTTGACGCGGCCGACATGGGCGGCCAGCACATGCGCGACTGGCAGCCATTCCTGTGGTCGCCCGACGGTGAACTCAATCCGTACCGCGATCGCATCGTGTCGCGCGTGCGCGATCTTGTGCGCAACGATGGATGGGCTTCTGCTGCCGTAACCCGTACCCTCGACAATGTCATCGGTGCGGACTTTCGTCCGATCTCGAAGCCAGACTATCGTGCGCTACAGGCGCAGACCGGCCTTAAGACATTCGACCACCGTTGGGCGGATGAATTTGGCCGCGCTGTCGAAGCAGGTTACCGCACGTGGGCCGAAGATCCGGGCCGTTTCAGCGATGCTCAGCGCAAGCTGACAATCCCGCAGTTGATGCGCCTCGCTTTCCGCCACAAGGTTGTCGACGGTGACGCGCTCGGCATGCTGCGCTGGATGCCTGAGCGGCTAAAGCGCGGCGCGCGCTACGCGACAGTCCTGCAACTGATCGACCCGGATCGGCTATCGAACCCGCAGCAGAATTTCGATAAGCAGATCATGCGGGGAGGCGTCGAAATTGATGAGGACGGTGCGCCTATCGCGTATCACATTCGCAAGGCTCATCAGGGCGACTGGTTCAGCGGAAACAAACAGGTTTCGTGGGAGCGCATCCCGGCGGAGACCGAATGGGGCCGCCCGATCATCGTTCACGATTACGATTTCGACCGCGCTTCTCAGCACCGCGGCGGCGCCGGCATCCTGACGCCGGTCCTGCAGCGTCTCAAAATGCTGATCAAGTACGACGGCACGGAGCTCGACGCCGCGATCATTAACGCGATCTTCGGCGCATACGTCACAAGCCCGTTCGACAAACAGCTTGTTGGTGAGGCGCTTGGCGATGGGGAAGAGGAGGCCGTCAACGGCTATCAGGACGCGCGGGCCGACTTCCACGATAAAAACGATTTGCGCCTTGGGGGCGCACGCCTGCCGATCCTGTTTCCGGGTGAAACGATCAACACCGTTTCCGCCACCCGACCCGCTGGCAACTTCGCCGAGTTCGAAAACGCCATGCTGCGCAACGTCGCGGCCGGCACCGGTATGTCTGCTCAGCAGATCAGCCAAAACTGGGCTGATGTGAACTACAGCTCGTACCGCGCTGCAGCGCTGGAAGCGTGGAAGACGTTCGACCGTCGCCGCAGTGACTTTGGGCGCGGCTTCGGTATGCCGATCTACGCGGCATTCATGGAAGAGGCTTTTGACGTCGACGCTTTACCGTTGCCAGCTGGCGCTCCGGACTTCATGTCGGCGCGCGCGGCATACACGCGGGCGTGGTGGATCGGCCCAGGCCGGGGATATGTGGATCCGCTGAAGGAGCGACAAGGCCAGGCGCTCGGCGTCGAGACCGGGCTGTCCACGCTCGAGGAAGAGACCGCGCAGGCGTCCGGTACTGACTGGCGAGACAACGTCGACCAACGCGCCATTGAGGTCGAGTACTACACAAGCCGCGGCGTGCCGCTCCCTTCGACACTGCAGGGAGCGCCTGCCGAGGAAGTCACCAAGGAACCTCAAGCACAATGAACCATCTTTTGCCGCGGCTGGCGCAGCGTGTCTTCAACACGCCGCTGATGCTGCACCCGCGTAAGGCGGAAATCGTGCTTGCGGCTCTGTCCGATCGGCTCGGCATCGGTCTGATAGGCCGACTTGATGGATCGACCGGCGCGCCGATGGCGATGGAAGACGATGATTACGGTTTCGCGGAACCCGGCAACAATCCGCGAACTGGCTACGACATGGTCGGTCCGGTTGCCGTCATCCCGGTTCAGGGGACACTGGTTCAGAAGCTCGGTTCGCTACGACCATGGTCCGGCATGACGGGCTACGATGGCATTCGACAGAACCTGTTCACCGCGCTCGACGACTCGTCGGTCAAGGCGATCGTTCTGGACATCGACTCGCCGGGTGGCGAGGTCGCCGGGTGCTTTGACATCGTCGATACGATCTACGCGGCGCGGGGCAACAAACCGATCTGGGCAATTCTGAACGAGTCGGCTTACAGCGCGGCTTACGCGATCGCAAGCGCCGCAGACAAGATATATGTTCCACGGACGGGCGGCGTCGGCAGCATCGGCGTTATCTGCGCGCACGTGGACATGTCGCAGGCGCTGACGAGTGCAGGCATCAAGGTTACGTTCATCACCTACGGCGATGCAAAGGCCGACGGGCACAGCGAGATTCCACTGTCCGACGACGCGAAAGCTCGCTTTCAGGCTGACATAGACACGATGGGTCAACTGTTTGTCGACACAGTGGCCCGCAACAGGAATATCTCAGCCGCCACGGTTCGGGATACGCAGGCCGCGACGTTCATGGGCGACAGAGGTGTCGCACTTGGGCTTGCGGACGAAGTGGCGGCGCCAGATGCCGCGTTTCGGGCGTTGATCCAGCAGATCACCGCCTAAACCATCTCCAAAGGACGTTACACATGAAGCTCTCGAAGCTCGCGAGCGCGATGCCGTTCGCCCATTTCCTCGGCATGCCGAGTGCGGCCGCATCGCGCGCGGAAGACGACGAACGCAAGCAGCGCGAAGGCGAGTCGGACGACGACTACGCCAAGCGCATGGAAGAAGAAGACAAGAAGGACGAGGACGCGCGCAAGGCAGAGCAGGACAAGAAGGACGAGGAAGCGCGTCGCGCCGAAGAGGGTGATGACGACGCCGACGCGGAAGCCGACGACAAGGACGACAAGGAAGAGGGCAAGCGCGCCGGCCGGGCGGGCGCGGCTCGCCAGCGCGAGCGTGTGCGTTGTGCCGCCATCGTTGCCGAAGGCATCAAGCTCGGCAGCGTGAAACAAGCTTGCTCACTCGCTTTCGACACAAGCATGACCGCAGCGCAAGCAGTTGGCGTGCTCGCGGCTGCTGCAGCTGATCGTGCAGGCGACGCGAATGCAGCCGCGCCGGTACCGCGTCGCGTCCCGTCGATCGACGAGCGCATGGCGAAGGTTGTCACCCCGAACCCAGGTGCATCGACGCCTGCTGCTGCAGCGCCGTCGCTCGCCGATCAAATCCTCGCGGCCGGCAAGATGCGTCGCGGCGAAATTTAAACCCTCCCCAATCACGGAGAATCACAGATGACTTTGACTGTCACCACGGTTGGGGAGAACCCCCAAGTGCCGTCGATTTCGGCACAAACCTTTGTTCCGGACCAGCTTATTGCGGGCCCGAAGCAGATCGTCACGCGCAATGTGACGCTGACCGGCGGCCCGTATGTGCGCGGCACGGTGCTCGGCAAGATCACCGCCAGCGGCAAGTACACCATTGCGCTTTCGGCGTCGGCGGACGGTAGCCAGAACCCGACCGCCATCCTCGCCGATAACGCCGACGGCAGCGCCGCAGATGTTGTCGCGGGCGCGTTTCTCGAAGGCGAGTTCAACAGCAACGCTGTCACGTTCGGCACGGGCATCACGCTAACGGCCGCGCAGGATGCACTGCGGCCGCTCGGCATTCATCTCAAGTCCTCGGTCTCGGCTGCTGACCCGAGCTAAATCCAACCTGAACTGATGCGATAGCCCCGCCCTTGAGCGGGGCTTTTTCATTTGGGCCACAACTCGGAGAGTGCAATGCCCGGAAATCTGATTTATGACACCAACACCCTGATCGGTGTCGTCCAGAACTTGAAGCTGGCTCAAAGCTGGCTGCTCGACAAATTCTTTCGCAACATGATCGCGGAAGACTCGGAGTTCGTGTCGATCGACGTCGACGTCGGTAAGCGCCGCATGTCGCCGTTCTGCTCCCCGCTGGTCGAAGGCAAGCTGGTCGAAAGCCGCCGCTTCCAGACGAACACGTTCAAACCACCGTACATCAAGGATAAGCGCGCGCCGGATCTGCGCAAGCCTGTTCGCCGCATGATCGGCGAGCGCATCGGCGGAGACTTCCCGCCCGAAGTGCGCGAGCAGATGAACCTCGAGTTCGAGCTCAACGATCAGATCGACATGCTGACGCGCCGTCTCGAATGGATGGCCGCGCAGGTTCTGCTGACCGGCACGCTGACCGTGACTGGCGAAGGTTTCCCGACCACCGTGATCGACTTCGGTCGCGATGGCTCGCTTACGGTCGCCCTGACCGGTGGCGCCACCTGGACGGCTGCCAACATCACTGCCGGCACGGCAAATCCGACCGGCAACATCGAGACGTGGCAGACGCAGATTCTCAAATCGTCGGGTGCGGTTGCGACCGACATCGTCTTCACGCCGAAGGCATGGAACGGCTTCAAGCTCGATCCGGCGCTGAAGGGTGCCATCCTGTTCCCCGCGCTGGGCGAGAACGGCAACGTCGTGAATGTCGGCGCGCAGATTCAACGCGGTGCCGTCTTTAAGGGGCGCTGGGGTCAGTACGATCTGTGGCTCTACAACGACTGGTACGTCGACGATAACAACGTCGAACAGCCGATGCTGCCGGACGGCTCGCTGATTATGTCGGGCCCGGATCTGCAGGGCACGCGCGCTTTCGGTCAGATCATCGACCCGAAGTTCAACTACGGAGCGCTTCCTTTCGCTCCGAAGACGTGGCTCGTCGAGGATCCGGCTCAGCGTTTCCTCATGATGCAATCCGCGCCCGTCATCATCCCGAGCCGCGTGAATGCTGCGCTGGCTGCAACCGTCGCTTGAGGTGAACATGGCTGAGAAACTCATCGAAGCAGTTGTTGCGCGCGGTCGCACCCTCCACGACCAACTCAAGCCGCACGAAGATCCGGTCATCAAGAAGGCCGGCGAGACGGTCAAGCTGCCGGAATCCGAAGTGAAGCGCCTGCGCGCGCTCGGCTTCCTCGTTCCCGAAAAGGTCGAAGAAGTAGAAGCCGAGGGCGCGCAGATCACCGGCGGCCAGGTCTCTGTGACGCAGTCGGAGTAAGCCGATGGACTGGGACGATGTAGTCGACGCCAAGATCCTGACGCCGCTGCAAAAGACGTTCGGCACAGGGATCACGTATCAACCTGCAGTCGGCGCACCGTTCCAGATTACCGGCATCTACGACAAGGCTTTCTTCGGCATCGATCCGACGACCGGAGAGACCATCGTCACGACGCAGCCGACAGTCGGCGTTCAGCTTTCGCAGTTCGTCGGCCAGCCGCAGCCGCTGCAAGGCGATCAGCTGCTGATCCTCAAGACGAGTGAGCAATGGGAAGTCCGGGAGGTTCATCCGGACGGCCACGGCGCCGCGCGGCTGATGCTTAACGTACCGGGGCAAACCGATGTCTGATCAGACTGCGCGCGCGGGATTCCGCGCTGCACTGCTGTCCGTTCTCGGCACTGTGCAGGGCGTGAATCTGTATTCGCCTGGCGACTGGAACGTGACGGCGGCGAAGCTGCCGGCGATCAAGGTGCGATACGGCGGCGAGGAGAAGCGGTCGCGCGGCAACAACGGGCAGACCTCGTTCGACACTGTGAGCGTCTTTGAGCTGCGTGTCGAAGTGTCGGAGCGATCCGGCCCGGCCGCGCTGCTTGCGCTCGAAGGTCTTCAGGCTGACATTGAGGCGGCGATCTTCAAAAGCGTGCCGCTGCGCGCGCTAGCGCAGGACTTCCCGTTCATGCGCACGCAGACTGAAGTGAGCGCCGACGGCGAGGCGCACGTTGGCGGGATGCTCATCGCGCTCGGCGTGCAGATGTTCGAGACGTTCTATCCAGATGTCACCGCGCAGCTCACAGAAATCGATCTGACTGCGGACCTCGTCAACGTGTTCGACCCGACGACCACTTATCCGAATCCGCCTTTCCCTGACGCAGTACCGCCGGCGCCGCGAACCGAAGGGCCTGATGGCAGGGCTGAAGGCTTCGTCAAGGCCACATTCACTTAAAGGAGTGACGAATGATCGTCAAACCTGCACCGGGCCTCAAAGTGCGGCATCCGGTCACGAAGCAGTTTTTGCCGCCCGAAGGCATCGAAGTGCCGGAAGGCGACATTTTCTGGACGCGCGCGGCGAACGACGGTGACGTCGTCATCGAATCCGCGGCGGCCGCAACCGCAACGAAGAAGGCCGGGGGTGACGCGCAATGACCGTCCCGTTCAAACAGATTCCGCAGAACCTGCGCACCCCGCTGTTCTTCGCTGAAATCGACAATTCTCACGCCAATACGGCGGTCGCGAATCAGCGCGGGCTGCTCATCGGCCCGATGACGACTGGCGCGGCGGTCGCGAACACGCCGCTGCTATCGGCCGGCACCGGCGACGCGAACACGCAATTCGGCGCGAACTCGGTGCTTGCTCTGATGACGGCCGCGTATCGCGATAACGACCAGTTCGGCGAGCTATGGTGCCTGCCGCTGGCGGACGATGCCGGTGCGACCGCAGCGAGCGGCTCGATCGCGGTCACCTCGGCGCCGACGGCGAACGGCACGCTGGCGCTGTATATCGCCGGCCAACTCGTTTCGATCGCAGTGGCCTCCGGTCAGACGACGGCGCAAGTCGCCGCGGCTCTCGCTGCGGCTATCAACCTGATTCCGGGCATGCCGGTGACGGCGAGTGCGGCGACGAACACGGTCACGCTGACGGCTGACAACAAAGGCCTCGTCGGCAACGACATCGACATCCGCTTCAACTACCAAGGCGCGGCGAATGGCGAGGTGTTCCCGACCGGTTTCGCTGCGACTATCACGGCGATGTCCGGTGGTGCGACGAACCCGGTGCTAACCACCGCACTCGGCAATCTGCTCGACATGCCGTTCGACTTCATCGCGTGCGCGTTCACGGACACGACGTCGATGGACGCGATCAAGGCGTTCCTGAACGACTCCACCGGCCGCTGGAGCTGGGAACAGCAAGTGTTCGGTCACGCGTTCTATGCGTACCGCGCGACGTGGGCAACTCTCACGACGTTCGGTACCGCTCGGAACAACCAGCACGAAACGGTGATGGGCTTCAACGACTCGCCGACGCCACCGTGGCAGTGGGCCGCGTCGGTCGCGGCTGTCACCGCGGTCAGCGTGCGTGCGGATCCGGGCATCCCGATGCAGACGGTCGCGCTGACCGGTGTGCTGGCACCGCCGCTGCAGTCGCGCTTCAACCTCAGCCAGCGCAACACGCTGCTGTACGACGGCATCTCGACGTTCACCGTCGCGGACGATGGCACCGTCGCGATCGAGAACCTGATCACGACGTACCAGACGAACGCGTCGGGTCAGCCGGACAACAGCTATCTCGAAATCGAGACAATGTTCCTGCTGACATACGTGCTGCGCCGGCTGCGCACGATGGTGACGACGAAATACGCGCGCGTGAAGCTCGCGGCCGACGGCACCCGGTTCGCGCCGGGCTCGGGCATCGTCACCCCGAAGATCATTAAGGCCGACCAGATCGCGGAATACCGCGCGATGGAGTACGAGGGCTACGTTCAAGGCAGCGACGTCTTCGCGCAGTCGATCGTGGTCGAGCAGAACGCCTCGAATCCGAACCGCGTGGACGTTCTGTGGCCGGGGATTCTGATCAACCAGCTGCGCATCTTCGCGCTGCTGGCGCAGTTCCGTCTGTCGACCACGCAGTCCTGATCTGTCCGTCAACGCATAGCGCCGCCCTGATGGGGCGGCGTTGTCATTTCTGGGAGCCGTAAATGGCGAACAACACAGGCCTCATCGCCGGTACCGCATACCTGACCGTCGACGGGGTGAATTACCAGCTCGAAGGCGAACTGAAGTACGACGTCGCCAAGGTCACGCGTGAAACGAAGTCTGGTCAGGACACGGTGCATGGTTTCAGCGAAATGCCCAAGGCGCCGTCCATCAGCGCATCGATCCGGGATTCCGGCGGCCTAAGCCTCGCCGCGATCAACGCTATGACCAACGTCACTGTCGTGCTCGAGCTTGCCAATGGAAAGACTGTGATCGGCCGCAACATGTGGACTGTTGAGCCGAGCGATGTCGACACGGTCGAAGCGAAATTCCCTGTGAAATGGGAAGGGCTGCAAGGCTGCATCACGGAGAACTAAGCGATGAATGAAACGAAGACGATCGTCCTGCGGAAGCCCTTGACGCATGGCAAGGATGACGCGGAGACGGTGGTCAGTGAGATCACGCTCCGTGAGCCGCTCGCTGGCGACTATGAGAAGGCCGAGCAGTCGGCCGGCGTTTATGGCACGTCGATCGCGCTGATCGCGCTGCTCAGCGGCGTGCCGATTGACGTCATCGACCAGATGTACGGCAGCCAGATCGACGAGGCGGAAGAGTTCATCGCTTCGTTCGGTCACGACGCCGCACGCAATCCTGAGCGTAGCGCCGACGAGACCGTTATTCAATTGACGACGCCAGTCAAGCTTACGAAGGAAGACAGCGCGCTCAATCTGGCGTCACTGACGCTATGCGAGCCGACCAACCAGCAGAAGCGTAAAGCCGAGGCGGCGGGTGGCCCGTTCGCGCGTATGGTGGCGCTGATCAGCCTGATCGGCAAGGTGCCGAAAAGCTCGGTGCGCGCGATGTGTGCGCGCGACTTCCTCGAGGTCGTGGCGTATTTCAACGGTTTTCAGGTTCGGCGATCACCGGACTCGGACGACTGATCGCCGCACGGATCTCGATTCCGGAGTGGTGGGATGACCGTCTCGCCGAGCTGACGCACATGATGCGTTGGACTCCGGATGTGGTCGAGCAGATGACAGAATCCGAGACCCTGCGCTGGCTCGAAAGAGCGCGTCGCCTGGGCAAACGCATTGGAGTTGGCGCATGAACATCGGTGGCGGCGCAGGCGCCGTGCTCAGCACCGCCTCGGGCATTGCAAATCTGGCCAGCTCACTGGCCGCGCGGCTGGGCGGATCCGCTCAGTCGTATTTCGACCAGCTGCGGCCGGCGTCGTACCGCGGCGTGCCGTTCGTGTCGCTCGGCAGCGAGGCCGCGTTTGGCCGGCGCAACCAGATGCACCAGTATCCGCAGCGTGACACGCCGTGGATCGAAGATCTTGGGCGAGGCGCGCGGCGCGTCCGCATGCATGGCTTCGTCATAGGCGACGACGTCATCGCGCAGCGCGACGTGATGATCGCGGCGGTCGAGACGGCCGGCGATGGGGAGTTGATCCACCCGACGCTCGGCCGGCTGTCCGTCAATCTCGATGGCTTCCGCAGCATCGAGCACTGGCAGCATGGCCGGTATTTCGAGTTCCAGTTCGAATTCATCGAAGCCGGCCAGCGGACGTATCCGACGGCTGAAACGGCGACGACGCAGTCGGTCCTGAACGCAGCGACCGGCCTGAACGTGGCCGCCGCGCTGAACTTCGCGAAGACCGCATTGACCGCCATCTCGTACGGCGCGGCCGTGCTCGGCACGGTCGTCAATACGGCGCTCGGCTGGTACACGTACGCGAAGAACATCGTTGGCGACGCGCGGAATCTGTTCCAGCTGCTGTTTAACCTGCCGGGCGACTTCGGTCGCTTCGCGGGCGGCGCGACGGTGCCGACGTTCAGTAAGTATCCAAGTTCGTCGATGCAGTCGGGTCAGACGACCGAATCGATGATCGAGGCCGCGACCGCGGCGCGCGCGGCTGTCAGCACTGCGGCATCGACGATGGCGGCGGCCGCCGCTTCCTTCGACGCGACGACCGTCGACGCGTTCACGTCGTCAGTGCAGGGCGTCGCCTCAGCCGTTCTGGCGGCGACCAACGACCCGGACGACTCGATCCGATTGCTGTCGACGCTCTCGACGTTCGTCCCGGACGCCGGCACGACGACGTCAGTCATTGGCACGGCGATGGGCAATATGCAGTCGGCCTGCAGCGATCTGTTCAGGCGCACTGCAATCGGTTCCGTCGCGCAGGCATCGTCGACGTATCAGCCAACGTCGAGCGATGACGCGGCGCGCGTGCGCGACCTCGTGACAGGCCTGATCGATACTGAGATGACTGTCGCGGGTGACCAGGGCGAAGACGAGACGTATGAAGCGCTCTCGACGCTGCGTGCAGCGGTTGTCGCCGACCTGAACAAGCGCGGCGCGGGACTGTCGGCGATCAAGACGTTCACGCTGCCGTCGACGCTTCCGTCGCTCGCACTGGCGACCCGGCTGTATCGCGACCCGACGCGCGCGGACGAGCTCGTCGCGCAGGCGAACCCCGTGCATCCTGCATTCATGCCGACGACCTTTAAGGCGCTGGCGACCTGATCCTTGAGCGGCTTCAATGGCAAGCAAAATCTCCATCGCAATCACCGCAAAGAATCAGGCGTCGGGCCCGATTGCGAAGGTGACGAACAGCCTGACGAAGCTGCAAGCGCAGGCGAACAGCGGAAAATTGAGCGGACTCGGTCGCTCGATCACCGCAGGGTTTGGCTCAAGCAGCGGCGCGATCTCGGAAATCGCGAGCTTCGTCGGCAAAGCGGGCATCATAGGCGGCGTCACAGCGCTGACGTTCAAGATCGCCCAGCTCGAATCGCAATGGGCGTCGTCGGTTCGCTCCATGAGCAATCTGGCGATACGGAGCGGCCTGTCGCCGACATCGGCATTCGGCGTGCAGTACGCCGGGCGCCTCGCGGGGCTCGCGCCCGAGCAGGCGAACGCTGGCATCGAGCAGGTAAGGCAGACGTACAGCGACGCAATCAACAACCGCAATCCTGAGGCGCTCAAGCGCTTCCAGGCGGCAGGCATCTCGACGGACCCGAACAGGCTTGAGTCGATTGAATCGGTGCTTACGAAGCTGGCAGCATACGCGGAGACGCTGCGCGGCCAAGGCAAGTATGGCGGCGCACAGAACTTCCTGAACGCTGCAGGCGCGGGATCGCTGGTCGACTTTCTGGATCGAGGCTCGGCTCAGGTTGCCGCTGATCTCGCGACCGCTAAGGCGTACGTCCCGGACGAGCAGGACATCCAGCGTGCGAAGGAGTACGCCGATGCGTCAGCGAGGCTGGGCATCACATATGACCGCCTAACAACGTCCGTCCTGAGCGGCGTCGAGCCGGCGCTCAACTCGTTGCTGAGTGGGATTCAGTTCTTTTTCGACGCGGCGAGCAACCGCGGCAGGCCAAAGCCACAGCCGAACGGTGCGAACAGCACAGAACAAAGGATTTGGGACGGGTTCGGGCGCTTCGGCAATCTGTTGCGCGGCAATGGGCCCGCGACGATGGCTCAACTGAATGAGAAAACGTCGGTCGGCAATGGTCTGCAGCTTGAGCAGGCTCGGTCCGATGTCGAGTGGTACATGAACCATGGCCTCTCGCGTGAGCGCGCGATCGGCATGGTGGCTAACGCGAGCCGCGAGAGTCGTCTTGACGAACGCGCCGTCGGAGACAACGGGAATGCTGTAGGGCTTTTTCAGTGGCATCCAGACAGGCAGGCCCTGTACCAGCGCACCTTCGGGCGGCCGCTGGCATCTGCTAGCCACGAAGAGCAACTCGGCTATTCGCTCTGGGAGCTTCAGAACAACGAGGCTGCGGCCGGGCGCGCATTGTTCGATACCAACCGCTCCGATGAGGCGGCCGCGCGGGTTTCATCGCTTTACGAGCGACCGAAGGATCCCGGCGAGGCAAACATCCGGGCCGGCATCGCACGGCAATTGGACGAGGAACTTGGTCAGGGTACCGGCGAGCCGGGCAAGGTCCGGGTCGAGATCGTCCACAAGAATCCGCCGCCTGGCACGAGCACGAACGTCACGTCGTCTCCGAACGTCGACACGCAATTGAAAACGGACCGCCAGCAAGCCCCGCTTGGCGATCAATACGCCTACTCGCCTGGTAATTTCTGATGCCGAATGCAGATCGCATTGTCGACGCTGTTGGCGCTGCGCCCGGAACCGATGAAGTGCGCGTGCTGCTGACGCAGGACGGATTGCTCCTGACAGGCTGGAAGGCGGTCCGGATCACGCGCTCGATCGAGTTCGCGACATCTTCGTTTCTGCTGACGTGCTCGGCTGACGCGAACACACTCAAGCTGGTGTCGCGCGAGGGTGCGCCGGTGACGATTTCGATCGGCAGCGACGTCGTGCTCGCTGGATATGTCGAGACCATCGAGACGATCCTGACGCCGACATCGCACGACATCACGATCTCGGGCCGCGGGAAGCTCGCCGATCTTGTCGACTGCTCGTGCCGGATCGATCGGATCAATGCGAACACCGGGCTGAAGGCGCTGTGCGCGAGCATAGCGACGCCATATTCGGTCGACGTCTTCGTCCCGCCGAACGGGACGCAGGCAGTTCTCGATGCGCTCCCGGCGCTTCCTCGGCAGATCGTCAGCATTACCGAGACGGCGTGGGAAGTCATCGAGCGGTACGCGCGCTACTGCGGTCTGCTGGTCTATGAGAGCGAAGAGGGCGAGCTGACGATTTCGCAGGCCGGGACCGAACTTGGTGGATCGGGCGTCGCGCTCGGCAGCAACATCGAAGCGATCGTCTGCACGAAGAGCACGCTCGGAACGTTCAGCACGTACAACGCGGTACTGAGCGCCTATAGCATGGGCGCGGACGATGAGAGCATAGCTAACCTGCCGGTCGTTACGGTCGCGGCAACGGGCACAGCCGCGAACCCAGGGCGAACCCGGCCGACATATTTCGTCTCTGAACAAAGCGCGACAGACAGGCGTTTCATCGAGAAGCGCGTCAACTGGATGGCTTCGCGGGCATATGGCCGCGCGCGGCGCGTGCGCGTGCTGGTGGATAACTGGCGCGACGCAAGCGGCTCGCCCTGGCTTGTCAACGTCAACTATCCGGTCTCGGGCGCCTTGGCTGGTGTCCCGGACAACACGATTCTTCTGCTCGCTGAGGTGACGTTCATCCTGAGCGAGAAGGGCACGCACGCCGAGCTTGTCTTCGGGCCGCGCCAGGGCTTCCTGCCTGAGCCGATTGCGCTCGACGTGCTTCCGATGGATGAATCAACGCAAACACCCACGGAGCAATAGTGCTTGACCAACTGAACAGGCTTGCGCGCCGAATTCTGCTGTTGATGGCGCGCGGCACGATCGCGCTCGTTGACGACACGAAGGGCGTGCAGACGTTGCAGGTGAGGCTGAACCCGCTCGAGCTGATCCCGGATGTGCCGCGCTACGCAGAGTACGGCTTCACGTCGAACCCGCCGGCCGGATCGCAGTCGCTGATCGCCTTCAAGAACGGCGACCGTAACGACGGCTTTGTGATTGCCACGTCGAACGCGAAATATCGGATGACAGCACTTGCGTCGGGCGAGATAGCGATCCACGACAACAAAGGGCAGTCGGTCTATCTCTCAGCGTCCGGAATCGTCGTGAACGGCGGCGGTAACCCGATCACGCTGACAAACGCGCCGGAAGTCATCGCGGACACGCCGCTGCTGAAATGCAAGGGCGACATCCTGGACAACTACGAGACGAACACGCGGACGGTTGCCGGCATGCGCGAAGTCGCAAATTCGCACGTGCACCCTATCAACGACGTCCAGACAGGCGGTAGCACGATCAACACGCAGCCGCCGACGCAACAGGAGTAACGCATGTCCGACATCTCCGTCATCTGGGACGTCGACAACAGCCGCGGCGACTGGCAGTTTATCGCTCCGGTGCTCGTCACCGGGAATGATCTGCAGACCGCAGTGCTCGTCAGCATCTTCACCGATCGCCAGGCGAATCCAGACGATGTGATTACAGATGGAACGGGCGACCCGCGCGGCTGGTGGGGCGACATCGGCGAAGACAAGCCGATCGGCTCGCGGCTCTGGCTGCTCGACCGGTCGAAGCAAACGCAGGAAGTGCTGAATCATGCGCGCGACTATGTCAACGAGGCGCTTCAGTGGCTCGCTGACGATGGCGTCGTCGCGAGTATCGATGTGCAGACGCAGTGGGTGCGCGACACGTTTCTAGGCGTGCAGATCACGCTCTATCAACCGACGGGCTCGCAGATTTCGATGACGTATGCGTGGGCCTGGCAACAGCTCTCCTGACATGCCATTTCAAAGAAAGACGCTTTCCACCTTGCTAGCCGAGGTGGCGGCCGACATTTCGTCCGCGCTTCAGGGTGCCGATGCGCTTCTGCGCTTCGCCGTCCTGAAGATCATCGGCAAGATTCAGGCGGGTATGTGCAATCTGCAGTTCGGCTATCTCGACTGGGTCGCACGGATGGCCGTTCCCTTCACCGCCGAGGACGAATACCTTGAAGGGTGGGCGGCGCTGAAAGGCGTCTATCGGAAGGCCGCGACGTCGGCGCAGCTGACCGCGCAGTTCCTTGGGACGACCGGCAAGGTGCTCAGCTCGGGCACCGCGCTCGCACGAGGCGACGGGACGACCTATACGACGTCGACCACTGGTACGGTGGACGGCACCGGCTATGTGTCCGTCACGATCGTGGCTGATGACGCTGGCTCCGCTGGCAACGCCGACGCCGGCACGGCCGTTTCGTTGAGCCTCGCGGTCGACGGTATCCAGCAGGGCGGCACGATCACGGCGACGCTGCAATCCGGCGCAGACATCGAGGACAACGATGATCTGCGGAGCCGGATGCTCGACGCGTACCAAGGCACGCCGCAGGGCGGCGATACCGACGATTACGTCGAATGGGCGCTCGAAGTGGCGGGTGTCACGCGCGCGTGGTGCGCACCCAACAATTTCGGTGCTGGGACAGTCGTAGTCTATACGATGTGGGACAACGCCGAATCGACGCATGGCGGGTTCCCGCAGGGAGCGAACGGCGTCTCGCAGAACGATAAGGGGCCGGGAGGCCTCCCACGCGGCAATGTCGCCACCGGGGACCAGCTGGTCGTTGCCGACTATATCGTCGCGAAGCAACCGGTTACCGCGCTGGTCTATTCGTGCTCGCCGATCGCTAACAATCTGACGATCACGCTGTCAGGACTTATGTCGACTACGACAGCGACGCGAGCCGCGATCTCGGCCGCGATCGCCGACGTGCTGTTCCGCAACGGCGATCCTCGCGCGGGCACGATCAACCGCGACGACATCTCGGCGGCGATTCGATCCGTGTCGGGCACGAGCGGCTTTCTGATCACGCTTATTCAAGGCGTCGTCGGCACAACGACGACGACCTATCCGGGGAATATCGCCAGTGGGTTCGGGCAGTTGCCCGTGCTCGCAACGGTGAACTATGTCTGAGGTCCCATGCGCGCACCGAGTTTAATCGCCGCTGATTTTCTGAGGGCGATGCAGGGTCTCATGCCGCGAGGTCGTATCTGGCCGCGCGCGGACGATGCGGTGCAGACACAGGTTCTCTCCGGTCTGGCGCCAAGCTATGAGCGTGCGACGGCACGGGCGAACTATCTGCTCGTCGATGCATTCCCGGCAACGACATACGAGCTGCTGCCCGAGTGGGAATCGACGCTTGGCCTGCCAGATCCATGCGCCGGTACGGCGCCGACGATCACGCAGCGTCAGGCGCAGGTGGTTGCGCGATTCGTTGGAGTGGGTGGGCCCACTATCGCAAGCCTGACGGCGTTCGCGGCGAACCTCGGCTACAGCGTCACGATCACGCAGTACACACAGGCGCGCGCGGGCATGTTGAAGGCCGGCGATCCCTGCTGCGGGTACGACTGGAATTTCGCCTGGAAGATCACTGCACCACTGAATACGGTGGTGCGCGCCGTGGCTGGGGCAATGGCTGCAGGAGATCCGCTCGCAGCGTGGGGCAACAGCGTACTCGAGTGCGAGATCAAGGCGGTTATGCCTGCGCACACCATTCCAATCTTTGCATACGCATAAGAGGTCACATGTTTCGTATCGACGACGCTACCGCAGCAACCTCGCTGCCCACGCCTGAGGCGGCCGGCACGGAAGGCTATTTCACCGAAGGAAATCCGACCGCCGGCACGCCCGCGACGAACGTGCGCGGATCGTGGCTCAACATGATTCAGGAAGAGCTTTGCTCGATTCTCGCTGCGGCCGGCATCACGCGCTCCAAGACCACCTACAACCAGGTGAATAGCGCGCTGCAGAAGATGTATTCGCCGGTCATCGGTTCGGCTCGCAACGTGGCTATGACTGTTGCAGCCGCAAGCGCAACAGCGACGCTCACGGCTGATGAGATCGTCGTCGGCTCTGCACTGGGCGGGCAAAAGTACGTCCTCGCAAGCTTCAGCAAGACCATCAACCTCGCCACAACCGGCGCCGGTGGTATGGACACTGGCAGCGCGCCCGCATCGGGTTATGTCGCGCTCTACGCGATCTCCAATCCGACGACAGGTGCCACGGCGCTACTCGCGACTAATGCAACGTCAACCGTTGCGCCCAGCGTGTACGGCGGCGCCAACATGCCTGCCGGCTACGCGGCGAGCGCGCTGGTGAGCGTGTGGCCGACGAACGCAAGCAGTCAGTTCGTGCTCGGTAGCCAGCGTGACCGCAAGATCGCCATCCAGCCCTATACCGCGCTGACCCTGCCTACCAGTTCCACTTCGATTGGAACGACCGCCCTTTCGATTTCTGGCGCTGTCCCCCGTAACGCCTGCGCAATTGACGGACGACTCCAGATGTCGTTCACGACGGCGACATCGTGCGCGCCGCTGATCAATCTGACCGACGCACTTGGTAACGGTGGCCAGTGGCTATATGCGAGCGAAACCGGTCCGAGCGCCCAGGTTGGGGGGGCATTCGCAGAGTTGCTGACCCCGACTCCACAAACGGTGTATTACAACATCGGCAATTCCAATGCAGTGTCAGTGACTTACTACGTATACGTGACCGCGTATCGATTCTAAGAAGGATAAGTGATGAGTACTGTCTACGTTCAATTTTCGGACTCGACCAAGACAAAGGTGGTCGCAGTTTTTGGTTGCCCGCAGGATGCGACTGCATTTCCGAACCAAGGTGCAATCGATGCGACAGATGCGCGTTATCAGGCCTTCGTGAATCCCGCGTCGACGCTAACCGGAGCGCAGGCTGCGCAAAACGCCGTGATCGATTCGACCTATGCGTCGGCCGTGCAGCAAAGCGTCACGTTCAAGACTGCGGCCGGCGTCACTGAGACGTTTCAGGCGGATGCGGACAGCCAGACCATCCTGATGCAGGCCACTCAGGGCTATCAGATTGCAGGCGCAACGCCCTCCGGCTTCTACTGGAAGTCCGCAGATAACACGCAGGTCGCCTTCACCCTGGCTGATCTGCAAGGTCTTTATACGGCGATCCTCGCTCAAGGATGGACGGCGTTCCAGAAGCGCACGACGCTCAAGACGCAGATTTCGGCGGCCACGACCGTAGCCGCGGTTCAGGCAGTCAACTGGTAGCGGCTGCGGCAGACGAAACCCGGCGGCTGAGCGTGCCCTTGAGTTTGATGGCTCGCTTCTCGATCAGGTGCCAGGAAGCGAATCCCGCCATAGCCGACAGCGCCGCCGACCACACGAAAAACCTGTTGACGCCGATAGACGGGAAATAGTGCATCAGCGTCTGCTGGATCAGGAAGGCATAGACATACAGGCCATACGACACATCGCCGAAGCGCCCGGCGCGTCGGATGAAGCCATAGGAGGCGTTCGCGAATGAGACCGTGGCAAGCGGAACCAGCAGGATCAGGCTCCAGACTTCGACCGCGGTGGCATGCACGGCCAGCAGGAAGACGACGATGGGCATCCATGACCAGTCGGGCAGCCGGAAATCGTCTCGAAGCTGCCACAACAGCGCGCCCACGATGAAACTGCTCGCGCACCGGTAGAGTTCCTGCGTGGGCATCGTCAGGACAATACCCGACGCCTGGCGGATTTCCAGCCCATAGCAGAGCGCAAGCAGGCTCGCCAGCGCGGCAATTCTAGCCTGACTGCTGCGCAGGGTCAGGCTTATCGCCATGACCGAGCCGTACAGGAACACTTCCATCGGCAGCGTCCAGAGCGAGCCGTTGACGTTGTCCCTGAAGGGATTGTCCGCAAAGACGCCCGGCAGCGAAAAGCTCATCGGATACAGGAGGATGGACCGGCAGTACTGCAGCAGGAGCGGGCTGCGGATGTAATCTCCGAAGCTCAGGTTCGTGACGAGCGGCCCCACGACAAACGCCGCAAAGGCGATGGCCGCCGCGAGCCCAGGAAAGATCCGTAGGGCTCGCCGAGACAGAAAGCGCCCGGCATGCGGGTCGCGCTCCCAACTCGCGCTGACGAGATAGCCGCTCATGGAGAAAAAGGCGAATACGCCCACCGCACCCAGATCCCCTAGCGGGAAGGTGTTGTCGTGCAGTGGGCGAACATGACTGATCAGCACCGCGAGCGCGGCAGCCACGCGCAGAAAATCGAAGTTGTTGTCGTGTCTCATGGTGAGCCTTCTAGGGCCGCGAATGATACCTGATGCGGTCACAGGAGACTCCCGTATCGTGGTTAGTCATTTTCACCAACGATAGCCAAGCGTAACCATATGCGCCGCCCTGAATCCGAGCGGCACGTTACTGTTGCTGACGTTCTTCGACGGCGTCGAGATATACGTGTAGCGCAACGTCACACGCTTGTACGCGACCGATGCGCCGGCAGTCCACGTAAGCTGGGGCTTTGCGTCATGGCTCAGCGATTCGACCGAGCCTCGCGGTCCCCATGGGCTTGTGGCTGACTCGACGGTCATCTTGCTGGTCCACGTTCCCTTGAACACCGCCGGGCCGCCCTCGATGCTGAATCGCCAGTTGCCGAACTCATAGTACGGCTCTAGCGTCAGCGCGATAGCCTGCAGCGATCCCCCCGTGTCGAAGTAGCGCATTGGCCCACATTCGCCATTGCAGGACTTCGTTTTCGGGTTATAGCCGCCGACTCCATTGGCGTAGTCGGCGGCGTCTGGAACAGCGTCGCCGCGGATAGAGGCGGTCCCGAAATACATGTAGCTCAGGTTGACATCGACGCCCGGCAGCCATGAGCCGCGCGTGTACGGAATCGACGTGACGCCTATGCCAATGCGGCCAGCGGGAACACGGAGCTTCAGATGATGGCTAAAGCCCTGCTGGTAATACATGCCATCGCCCATCGCCGTGAAATTCGTGGCGCCAAGACCCGCTTCAGCATGAAAGAACGATTCGGCATGCGCGCCAGCGGCGACGCATCCGAGAGACATGGCTACGGCTGCTGCTCGCCATCCTGCGCCGGTCGGAATTCGGCTCCTGCCTGGCGCATCCTTGCGTAGATACGCTCTAGGGTTGCTTCGTCCAATTCGAGCTGCGCCATCATGGTGAAGAGCATTTGCGCGCTCATTGGCCGAGGCTCGCGAGGATTGGTGTACTTGCGCCAATGCTGATCGCCCGCAAGCCAACAGAGATCCGCCATTTCCTTGCCCGTGCGGCCAAGTTCCTTCTTCAGATCGGCAAGGCTTTGCGCGGGAGGATGCTTGTAGTGAATTGGCATAGCCGGGCACGCGGCGCGCGCGAAATGTGAGCTTCATGATCGTCCTTTCGGGATAAACGGGACTCGCGAATGCGTTTCCCTATGGATATGAAGATAGCCCTATTGGGGCTAGTAGTCAAGCAGCAAACAACGACGATTTGACCATCAGCCGCCTCGAGCGGCTTTTTCATTTCCGGGGCCAATTTGAACCATCCAACTCAGGAAGAGCAACAGCTCACCAACGACGAAAGGTTCGCCATGGTCGACCAGCGATTCATCGACATGCAGGAACAGATGGACCGCCGCTTTGCGGGCGTCCATGACTCGATCAGCGAGAACACCGAGCTGACGAAGGCAGCCGATGAGCGATCGCGTCGCATCGAAACGAACACACAGGCGCTCGTCGAGATATTCAACCGGGCAGGGCAGAGCGCGACGTTCTTCGCGCGTATGGCGCGGCTCCTTCGCAGTGCGGCGATCTATCTCGGCCCTTTTCTGACCGTTGGCGGAATTCTCTGGGCCCTTGCTCACGGCAAGTGGCCGACTCTGGACTGACCATGATCCTCACGCTATTCGAGACGGAGCTTCGTCGAGACGAGGGCGTTCGGTATTCGCCGTACCTTGACACTGCAAATCCGCCGAAACGGACCATCGGCGTCGGCCACAACATGGACGTCTCGCCACTGCCGTCCGCATGGTCATTCCCGCTCATCGATGCCCAAGTGAAACAGCTGCTCGACCGCGACGTGTCGACGACGCTCGCGAAGCTCGACAAGGCGATGCCATCGTGGCGCGAGATGGACGAAGTACGTCAGCGCGTCATCGCGAATATGTGCTTCAACCTCGGTATCGGCAGCGCGACCGCAGGCACCGGCCTGCTCGGCTTCAAAAACACGCTCGCGGCCATGCAGCGTGGCTCGTATAGCGTCGCCGCTGCGGGCATGCGCAACTCGAAGTGGTTCGGCCAGGTCGGCGCGCGCGGCGTTCGCCTATGCAGGGCGATGGAAACCGGCGTGATGCCGAGCTAGTTGCTACCCCTATCAATGGGCCGCCTTCGGGCGGCTTCTTTCGTTTACGGACATGACACAACAACTACCCGCAGTCCCGCACGAACACCTTGTGAAGGTGACGGACGTCGAGCTGGAGTACTACCCGGACCACGCCGAGCCGCGCACCGAGTCGTCGACCTTCAGGCACACGAAGCAGGCCGGCCACAAAGCAGGGCTGCGCTGCGCGGTGAGCGGCCAGCCGTCGCCGGAGTACCACCACCTGTTTTGCGAATGGGCCGACGCCGACGCCGTCGACTGGACGATCGTCAAAGCGATCGCGACGGGCGAGATCACCGAGATTCCGGTGCTCGACCCGATCACCGACCAGCCTAGCGGCGAGACCTTTCCTGCTGAGCAATCGCTGATCTGGCTCATCTGCCGCCTAGCCGAGCTGCGCGGCTTTGACTGGCATGCATTCGACCCGGTGGATCCGTCGACCTTCGTCGACGGGATGGCGAACATGCTGCCGCTCGACGTGAAGTTCCACCGATCGCCGGCGCACGGCATTCACCACCGCACGTGGCCGACGTTCGTGTTTCAGGCGTACCCGCGCAAGGCCGGGTTCGTGTTCACCCCTGACGAGCTCGTCAGTCAATCGAAGGAGCATTCATGAATCGAGCAATCATCAGCGGCGGCCTCACCGTGTCGGCCGCCGACATCATCCCCACGGTCGACTGGGCTATGAATGGCTTTCACGGTGCGCCGCCGGCCAATCTGTCCGGCCTCATCGCTGGTGCAGTCGTGATGGCGATTCACGCCGCATACAACTGGTTCGCGGCTCGCAACGCCGCAAAGCAGGCCGCTCAGGCCGCCGCTCAGCAGTAATCCTCCCGCCGCGCTCGCGGCACCTCTGAAGGAAGTCCCGAAATGAAAAAGCTCATGCTGCTCGCGGCAGGCCTTGTCGCGTCCATCGCTCTCAGCGCCTGCACGACCGCTCAACAGGCGAAGGTGGCCACCGTTGCAACGACCATCAACGGGCAGGTGAAGAAGGCCTGCGCGGTGTTCGATCCGGTCACTGATGACGTGACCGCACTGTATGCGCTCAACCCGAAGGTCGACGCCGCGATCGACGGCGTCAAGGCGCTGTGCGTCGCCAACGCCGCGATCGATCCGGCCACGGTGCAGACGCTGTCCGACACCGTTCTGCCTGCCGCAATCAAGGCGCTCGCCTCGATTCCGGGTCTGACGGTGGCGCAGGTCCAGCAGGTAGGCGGCATCCTGACACTCGTCAACACGACGCTGGCGATCGGGGTGCAGGTCTATGGCGCGATGGCGCCGACCGCCGCGTCGACACCGCTCGCCGGCGCACCGCTGCAATGACGCCGCGCGACTTCGCGCTGCTGGCGCAAGAGGCGTACACCGCGAGGCCCGACATCGGTATCGCGGATAGCGCCTCGCGCGCCATCGTGCGGCGGACTGCGGCAGGGCTCGTCGTCGCGTTTCCGGGGACCGACAACCTCGATTGCTGGGGCGCTGACTTCGACATCATGCCGGTGGCGGTCGCCGGCATGGGCGACGTCCACCGCGGCTTCTGGCAAGCGTGGGATGCGATCGCGATTTCCGTGCTGGTGGCTATCGGCAGCCAGCCGGTGACGCTGGTCGGCCATTCGCTCGGGGCGGCGATCGCGATCCTCGGTGGCGCGGCGCTGGCCGTCGCAGGCAAGCCGCCCGTCGGTGTCTATGGCTTCGAGCCGCCGCGCGTCAGCCCGGACCTTACCATCAGGACGTTACTCGCCAAGGTTCCGGTCAAGCTCTATAAGAACGGGAACGACTTGGTGCCCGACGTTCCGCTCGGGTGGAATCACGCTGCTCTTCTGACGCACATCGGAAGGCCGATTTTGTCGATCCCCAACCTCGAGGATCACAAGCTTACGCGCGTGATTGCGGCACTTAAAGAGTAGTATTCTCGGCACCTGTCACGGGCTTCCGATACCCTCGTCAGCCGGTCATTGACGGCGCGTCAGTCCAGTTCGAGGTTCACAGAACGGGGCCAACGACTACGGCATACGGAGGGAAGCCGAATGGTGCAAAGAGTTGCACCGTGACAATCACAAATCCGGACTCTCTCCTAAGTTTGAGCTTATGCATGGCCGCGTCCATCTCCGACGGCCACATCAGTGTCGTCCATTCTCTTCCAACGTATCGCCACGCCGGGTCGTTGTCTTTAAGTAAGCACAATCCCTGTACGATCGGAATGAAACCGTCAAGGCCGCATTGGGCGACAGCGTAGCTGTATGCGATTTTCGCCATCAACGCGCAGAAGTGCTTGGGAGAGAGTCCGTAGCGAATCCTCAGTTGTTCGATCGAGGGACCCTGCAATTGGATTTCGTCTTTGAATTGGTGCAGGTTTACGGCCATCTCAGGCCACGTGCCGCCGACTGGCTCGCCAGAGATTAATGTCGGCGTTGGCAGCGAGAGTGATATAAAAGCACTCGGCAGTTGGGCTTCTTCTCCGGTTAGCTTGCGGACTACTCCTGCGCGAACGGCCTCAATAAAAAGCGCCGAGAAATCCGTTTCTTTGTGTCGTTTAGAACCAATACCTTTGTTGTGGCGAAATAGAGCCCAAACTCCACGCAACAGGTGTCTTTCGCAGTTACTGGTGATCTGGGCGCACTTTACGCAGCTTGACTGTGGCAAGGTCATGTTACCGAGCAGCCCGGCAGGAATAACGTGTTCCTTCGTCAGTTTGACGTCTGACCCGCAGTAAATGCACCTTCCGACCGGCGCGTATGTTTTCATCTAACGCCCCCGAGTTTCCTCAAGTAAAGTAGGTGTGGAGAACAGTGCTCGCATTTTCGGCAGTGATGCGCTCCTTTGCCGCCCTGAAACAAGCCCATGACCAGACGTCGCGATTAGTTAGAGCGGTGCATTGCTGAACTGCCGTCCCTAAGCAATCACACAACCCCGATCTCAAGACGCTTGCCCAGCGCCTCCAGGGCCTCAGCAATCGTATCGATCTTGGTTGAGTGTCCAATATCCATAATCCGAGTCACAGTCTGCGGACTGGTATTGAGCCGCCTGGCAAGCTCGGCTGGCGTCACCTTTTTATCGATCATCGCGTTCAGCAAAAGGACTTTGGCTGATGCGCTGGCAGGCAGCGAAACCAATTCCTCACCCTTCCTTGGATCCGAGGGCGGCGGTACGACCCGGTTATCTTCAAAATAAAAGTCCATCGCGGTCAGCAGCGCGTCGGCGGCCTCTGCCCGGGCCTCGTCCATAAAATCGCCTTGGGTAATGGCCTCGGGAATATCCCGAAACGTAACCACAAAACCGCCTTCTTCTGCTGGCTCGAATCGAGCTGGATACCTCAACATGTTGCACTCCATTGCGGGTGAGAGATGGCACATGGAAAGCCCCTCGCGGGGCTCCCCTTACTTCAGACCTAGCTGCTTCAAGATCGCCTGTCGGGTTCCCTCTTTGATTTCCTTGCTGAGGTGCCGCGACAGTATGGTTTGCTTGCCGTTCAGGTAGACCTTCGTGTGTCCTGCTCCCTCCTTGAAAGTCGCCCCCTGTTGAGCCAGCCACCGCTTGAACTCACCTGTCTTCACCATCCCTCCGTGTCGTTAGCATGAAGGTATCTTAATCAACTTTTTTGTTTATATCAACGATTTTGTTTATTCTTTTCGGAGGTGGATCTTCGTCATCGGCGCCGATCGCGCGCACCCAGTGCACGCACCCATGCTCCGGCTGCGCCTGAATCTGTTTCCGATCGCCGTACGTGCAGAGGACATGGGAGCCGTCGGCTAGCCATTGAGCGAAGTGTTCGCAGCCGACGCATGGGCGTGGCGTGCCGTACGGGTCGAGGTTTGCCATGGCTTGAATCCTGTATGGATATACAGTATATGACATGGCAGAATGACCGTTCCCGGTATCGGAGCGGAGACGGGCATGTCGATTCTCGTGGGCACTGCGTCGTGGACTGACAAGACACTGATCGAGTCGGGCGCTTTCTATCCGCCCGGCTGCACCAGCGCCGAGGCGCGCTTGCGGTATTACGCTGGCGTCTTCCCCATTGTCGAGGTCGATTCCTCCTATTACGCAATGCCCAGCGCCAGCAATAGTGTGCTGTGGGTCGAGCGCACGCCGCCGACGTTCGTCTTCGACATGAAGGCGTTTCGCCTTTTTACCGGCCATCAGACCGAGCCAAAGTTTTTCCCGAAGGATCTGCAGGCCGAACTGCCGAAGACGGACAAGAAGAATCTCTATTACAAGGACCTGCCGCCGGCCGTGCTTGATGAGCTATGGGCTCGCTTTTTCGAAGCGCTGCAACCGCTGCACGTCGCCGGCAAGCTCGGTTCGGTGCTGTTTCAGTTTCCGCATTGGGTGACCGCCGCACCCAAGGCGCTTGAGCACGTCGAACACTGCGCCGAGCGCATGCACCCGTTCCTCACCGCGTTCGAATTCCGGCATGAAAGCTGGTTCAACGAGAAGCACCGCGAGTCGACGCTTGCGATGGAGCGGGAGCGCGGGATCGCTCACGTGATCGTCGATGCGCCAGAGGGGGTGGCGAAGCGCTCACATACGGTCTGGGAGACGACGTCACCTGAGCTTGCGATCGTGCGACTGCATGGTCGCAACGCGTCGACTTGGAGCGGGGCCGAGTCGGCGGCCGAGCGATTCAACTACGAATACAGCGATGACGAACTGCGCGAACTTGCGCCACCGATCGAGGCGATCGCGAAGCGCGTGGCGCGCACGCACGTCCTGTTCAACAACTGCTATCGCGATGTGGCGCAGCGCAACGCAGGAACGATCATGCGGCTGTTCGAAGCCGCGAAATAGCAGGGCGTGGAAGGCGCAGTTCGGCCATGAGCTGCCGTTCGACAATGGCTCGTAGATCGTCGACAATTGACCGCGTTTCCGTAGAAAACTACTGACCGAGGGGCCATTTGCTATGGAATTCGAGCACGCTCTCGTCGTTGGCGGTACCGGCATGCTCGAGAAGGCAAGCCGTTACTTGTCTGATCATGCATCACGCCTGACATTAGTTTCCCGGAATGGCGAAGGTGCTCGAACACGATTGGGTCTGCCTAGAGTCAATTACATATCGGCGGACTGGACCATGACCACAACGTTTCTCGACAAAGTGAAACCAGTATTCGATCTTTGCCCGGTCGATCTTATCCTGTTGTGGATGCACCGGTCCGGCTACGATGCGAGGCTCAGTATGCTCGATATGGCGCGCGGATCGAACTGTCGCATCATTGACGTGCACGGAAGTGGTGTTGGCGATGCCCTGGCAAAGGTCGAGCAACGTCGATTTGATGCGGGCCAAGCGGGTTGCCGTTACAACGCCGTGTTGCTGGGCACTGTCAAGGATGGCGGCGAATCGTCGCGCTGGCTAACCCACGATGAAATATCGGCGGGCGTTATAAAGGCAATAGAGGCTAAAAACGACGTTATGGTTGGATATGTCTGACCAACTGCCCCAGGCGATTGTCTGCTTTCAAGCGATGCGAACGACAGCTACGGGTCGAGGGTGTGTCAAAACTCGAAATTGCCCGGTTTGCGGGTGTCACTTTACCCCTCCCGAAGTGGCGCCAGGCCGATACAGAGCATTCTGATGGGTCGACTTTCGCACACGACGTTGAAGCCGCACGTTTTGACACACCCTCGGTCGCGTGCTGCCGATCGCAGCCTAGCGAGGTTGAAGCTGCGTATGCAAAGTGCATGAGTCGGAACCCGGCCATCTCCGGCCATTCGATCGAGTTCTCGGGTGGACATTTGAGCGTCAGGTGCGTCCATACAACGGACGTTCCCGCTTTCGGCCATGTCAGTGCGTCAGACAGTTGGTCGTGTTGCCGAAGCTCGTGCAGTTCGTGTACACGGGCCGATTTATCGCGTTGATAGCCTGTTGTGTCTGTAGGTAATTTGCCATCGCCTGTGCGGCCTGCGCGCGCTGCTGCATCTCGGCCTGATACGACTGCTGTAGATCGCTTTGGATACGATTCAATTCGGCGATCAGCTTGGCTTTACCGATGTTTTCCTCGCGCTGCTGATCCTGAAGGTATTGCCCCCACGTCGTTTGCTGGTTAATCAGCGACAGCACAGCCGTATCGCTTTCCTGATAACTGTCCAGCAGGATAGGAACTACCGTAGGCGTTACCGTCATCAGCTCGTCCGCAGTTGCCTTGCGGCACGGCTGGATCATGTCGTGAACTGCGTACAGGGATTTAATCTCGTCCGGTGACGCATGGTCGGTGCTATTTAGCTGTGCCAGCGTCGCGTCAGCTGGGTCCATCGGGAGTCGAGCGCGTATCGGTGCCGCCTGAGGGCTGTTGTACGCCTCGGCAGCGCAAGCCTTCCTTTGCGCGACAGTCTGTTTGAGGACTTCCGACATATGACTTGCTCGTTGCTGCGTGGCGGTCTGGCACCCGGCAAGCACGGCGGCGGCGAGTAGAAGTGCGATTGTGGTTTTCATGGTCTTTCTCGTGTACGTTACCGTATCGATCGCTCACATCGGAGGATAGGCAACGGCCAGGAAAACTTCCGAATTTTTCCCACCGCAGCGTTGATCTGCGCAAACGGATGGAGATCACGACGCGAACGGCCGCAGCACACTCGAAAACGGTCGTACGAAGACTTGTTTTCGAACGACGGTGACGGGTCGGGTCCGGCCGACCGCGTCTGGCGGCAGCCGGCCATTTCTCGACGATCGAGATTGGTTCCATATTGCTGACGTTCAGTGCGCTCGGGTCTTTGTTCAGCGGTTTCGTAAGCTTCTCCCCTTCACAGCTCAAATACCGGATGCCAAAGGATTGGACTGGCTGGGTTTCGCCAGCCTGGCGACAGAGGCGAGACCGTTATCGGACGTGCTGCTCATCTTCGAAAAAATGCACTGTTGAAGTTGGCTGCATGCTCTGGCTTAAGCACACTTCTGGCATTTCCAGTTGCAAAAATACTTTTCTTGTCTGGATCGTGATCCTTGTCGAGCAGTTTTAAATTGGCGGCATGAATCATCTCATGTATAAACGTGCATTCGTCAGTTCGAAAGGCTGCGGTATTGACCAGTACGAATGGTTGAACTACGACACCGTCGACCTTTAAGCCCGATTTTGTTGCTCCGAAGATGGGGTTTGCTATTTTCGGGAACGGACATGCAATAACGCGCAAGACACCACGACATCCTGGTCTCATCTTCTCGGCCGCTCTGCGCACCTGCTGACAGTCCGGATCAAAGTCTGGATCAACGGGAGAATCGTACGGAAATTCGGCGTCGGGAGGAGACGCCACACTGCTTACGATGTTTATTCCCAACGGTTTTAACAGGCCTATGGCCTTGATTAAGTACCTCAAGACTTGACCGCTGCTTCTGCCTGCTCCCCTTGACGGTTGCCACAGAATGTCCAAGTTCCCCGGCAAAACGATGGGGGTCGTTCCCGCTGCAATGGTAAGGGCTCTTGAAGCCGTTCCAGCTTGAACCGGGTCTCCACAGTAATACGAGGAACTCCGGACCCGCCGGTGTTCCCACGCGAGCATTTCCTGGTCCAACGTTGCCATTGTCATCTTGCCAACGATGTTGTCCGCTTGTGTTTGGTAGGAGTAGTTGATGATCTTGCGTTTCTGTTTGAACGCCAAAACAGCGGTGGAGGTCGAACGGCCGTAGAACCTAGCTCGCAGTTCGCTAAGATCAATATTCGCCTGGTCCAAGATGGACAGTGCCAATTGAATTTTTGCGACGTGCGTTCCGTGGGCGCCCTCCAGAATATGGGCGGCATCATGAACAAGTGACGCTTGCAAAGCAGGATCGCCGCGAAAAAACGTGGAGGCAAGCATTCTATCCGCCATAATCTTTCTCCGATTGCTGCAATTAAGGTTAGTCGAAACTAGCGATGCCCACTTTCTTGTTCAACGACGGTCGGGTATGGGTCGCAGAAATGCGTCCGCCGAGCAACGCGTAGTCAGCCTCCAATTTCCGCTATGCAGCAGAGTATGTCGGCATCACCCACGAAATGCGGATGCCCAAATTTCCGTGTGGGTTTTTCTGCCGTAAAACGGTGAATACTGTTCGCATGTACAGCATTTCGACCGCCCGCAAACCCTTATAACACCGTGAAACCCTGCCAAAAGGCTGTATGCATCGACAGGTGTATCGGTCTTCAAACCCAGTTGAGGGCGTCAGACGCTCTCGGGTCGGTTCGACTCCGGCTGCCTTCCGCCACAAGGGTTTGTGGGATTTCATCGCGCGGGGAAATGTGAAGGAAACCATAAAACTTCCGTCTGGAAGTTAATCGGTTTGAAAATCGCCTGCCCAATTTACATTTCGTTACAGGGCGGCGCAACAACCAGCCGGAGTGATCAACGCGCACCTAGCCGAACCGGTCCGATCGCGATCGGAGGAAGTTGGACGTCGGCCTCCGAAGTATTGTGACCGTTCCTTCTTTTCACGAGGTGGCTCATCGACCATCGCGGTGATTCGAAATCAGTCAAACTCGTCGGCCGCGAGTCGCTGACGCTGAGGAAAGCGAATGCTCTTTGCCGATCCATTGCCGACGGTCGGGTCGTCGCGGTTCCAACGGCAGGTTTCGGAGTGGAACGACCATACTGCGCCTTCGTCTATGGACTCGTCTTCAGCCTGAGCCGTCATTCGAGCATCGGTGCCGGTCAGGCGGGTATGGGGCGGCGGATTCAACCGGTCGATGCAACACAATGAACGTCGCATGAGCCGACGAGGTCGTTGCGCTCCGCGTCGACGCGAGCCCGCTGTTCCGCAACGCTCGCTATGCGACGAAATGACCGTGCCGACTTCTGCGAGCCCTTCTCCAGTCACGAACGCCTGTTGCAAGGCAATGACGTAGTGTTTGACAGTCATGTTTGATCCTCGGTTGATAAACGCGCCGCATGGTCGGAAAGGCGCGGTGGCATTGATATCCTCTCTCTGCCATGACTGACCTGTTCGACGCGACAGGCTACCGAGCCGGCGAAATGCCGCTGGCTGGCGACAGTCTGCGCAGCAAGATCGACACCTATACCAACGTATCGCCGGCTGACCACATGGATTAAGCGACGATCCCAATGTAGGGATGGTTCAATCGTTCGCCTCGGTCTATCGTTCTTCCAAGCGGGAAAGTCTCATTCCGCTGAAGAGCGACCCGAATCAGACAGCACGAGGTGAACGGTTCCATGGACAAGTTCATGAGCATGCGCTTCTTCTCCCGAGTAGTCGAGGCGGGAAGCTTCGGCGTCGTTGCGGAGCATATGAGTTGCAGCAAGGGGAACGTATCGCGTGCCGTCTTGTCACTCGAAGACCAGCTGCAGGCGCGGCTCCTGCAACGCACGACACGTCGGGTATCGCTGACGGAACCCGGCAAGCGCTACTACCAGAAGTGCAAGAGGATCCTGGCCGACCTCGACGATGCCGAAGCCGAAGCACGCGACGCCCACACCCGCGCGCGCGGAAAACTCCGCGTTCACTGCGTAACCGATCTCGGCCTCGGACAGTTGACGCACTCGATCATCGAATATCGCAGGCGTTTTCCTGCCGTTTCAGTGCATCTTAAGTTCCTGCCGCGTATGGCGAACCTGATCGCAGACGAGGTGGACGTCTCCATCGTGTCCGCGCCGACGCTGCCCGACTCGCGCAACGTATGCAAGCTGATCTGGCAATGCGAACGTGTACTGGTGGCCGCGCCCGCCTTTCTTCAGACGCATCGGATCGAAAGAGCGAGCGACCTCGAAGATCATGCGCTGACGCCGATCCCCTTCAACGCCAAACCCGACGACCATCCCATCGGGTTGAGCCTCGTCAGGTCCGCGGAACCTGAAGCGGGCAGCCAGTTCGTCATCAACGACACCGAGGCGACCCGTCTCGCGACGCTGGCAGGCGCAGGCATCGCGGCATTGTCGGTCCATTGCGTGATTGACGACATCCAGAATGGAAAGCTCATTCAGTTATTCCCTGAGTGTCGTCTTCAACGCACGAGAGTGTTCGTTGTCTATTCATGTAGACATCATATCGACGCGAAGATCAAAACCTACGTCGACTTTATGACGTCGCCCCTGAGGGAAACGCTCGATAGCAGTTTCGGGAGCGTGTCCGCCAGTGAAGCGCTCAATCGCGTTGCGCAGATTTGTTTGGCTTCGGGCCTTTCTGATGTACGCAATACAACCTGAACCGTCAGACATTTATCGTCGTTGGTCAATTAAAAACGCGCTGTGTGACTTTCTTTCGCGCGTGATGGAGAACGCAAGATGCACACGATCAGACTACCTCGCATTCGGGCAAGCTATGTCGTTGCCGCGTGTATTGTGGCAATTGCCGCAATGTGTGAGTCTCAAACCCCCGGTCTGATGCAGGCCATTCTCGTCGTCGGTGCGAATGCGCAATTGCCGCTCGAATGCCTGGCCGCAGAGAGTCCAGAGAACGCCGAGCCCTCGCCTGCTGTTCCCGTCGCCGACCGTTCCGAATGGAAGGGGCATGTCCCGACGCAAGGCCGCCCGCCACGCAAATGCTAGAAGAATACAACTCTCCCGTGCGCATTCGACGCGAGCGCCGTAGCATGACTGGCTACGAGCGAAGCGTGACCAGTTTCAAGTACTGGACGTAGACTCACCGCGCACTTCATTCACCCGTTCTCATCGATACACAAGCGGTCGCGATCGGGCTGAATTTCTGAGGTGGAGACTCGCCCCGATGACGATCACGCACGAACAAGCCATGTCGATGAGCATCCCGTCCAAGCCGCTGGCCTACGACTCTCAATGCTGCGATCTCTCCATACCTAAACCGTACAGTTTATTGTCGTTGGCGTGGGCGGTGAACCTTGATAACTATGCTGCCTAGTATTGTAAAGCGCGAAAGGGAGTAGGAGATCATGCAGGAGAGATATTTGACAACGCGCCAGACCACCCGGATCGTCATCGTCGGCGGCGGCATCGCTGGACTTCTGCTCGCGACCAGGCTGGGCAACACGCTTGGCCGCAGCGGCCGCGCTCAGGTC